GTCATAATTTCCGTTAATTTTAGCTAATGTGCCACCACCATATGCACCCCAAGCACCCCCGCCTGAAATTAATGCTGCACGTTTATTTTTCATAATTTTTATTTAACAACTTTACACTAATATGCCACTAGTATATCTATATATAGATGATGGAGTTCCAATACAATATGTGCCCACACCTGCAGTTATTGATGAAATAGTTATTGATGCATTAGCTGCTGCGGTGTCATCTACATTTATTGAAGCGCATGTAATAATATTAATTGTATCATTATAGTCAACACATCTTGCAGCAAACGTACCGCTTACATTAAAAGTACCGATTCCATTATAACCACATCCATAAATACATGTTCCATTACATAGGATACAAACAAAAGCACACTTATTTGCTATTCCCTGTGATGCAAGTTTAATTATGTTGTAATCAAATGCTGGACAATAACATTGACCAACAGTTCTTGTTAAACTATAGCTTAAGCAACTGCAATTACATACCGCAGTAGAAACACCATTAGTACCTGTACTTGAAACATTTGTAATTGAAACTGCATTACCAGCAGCAGATGTATATCCATAAAATTCTCTCATACCATGAGGTGCTGCTTTACCTGCAGTTACACTCAAAGCACTAAGACAACAAGTACCTGCTGCACTGCCATTAACAGCACATGATATACTCGAACAATTTATTCCTGTAACGCATGTACGTAAAGCGATACATCCACTTACTGGCATTGCCATAATTAGTTTGTTTTATTTATTCAGTTATTAATACTCTAAACATTTCGACACCAAACAAATTATTTAAATATGTCTTAACTTCTTCATATAATTGAAGAGGGGTTAATTGATAATATTGTACTTCTGGTAACGTAATTAAAAAATCAACAGGAAGTACTTGTTCAGACATGGAGATTTCTCGATATCCATTTTCAAATAATTCTCTACTTCTATAGAGTTTAGGTGATATTTTAATGTGTGTTGATGCAGCAAAAAAATTACTGTCAAACTTTAATGTTGCACCACTTGCTATAAAACTACCGTCACTTGCGGTTAACCCTGATATTGTTATTAAATCTACTTTAGCCATTTTATTTATTATTATTTAATTCATTTATTTGATTTTGAAGACATATATTTTGTTCTTTTAATTCTTTAATTGCTTCAACTAATAAACCTACAAACTTATCGTATTTAAGTCCCAACATTTGGTCTTCAATACCATATTTTTTATATTCTTCAGGTACTTCACCTCTGGTTACAAGTCGTGGTTCAACACATAAAACGTCTTGCGCTATAAGTCCCATATCAGGTGTACCATCTTCACATAATTCATAACAAACACCGCAGAGAGAATCTACTTTTGAAAGTGCACTAATAATCGGTGTTATATTTTTCTTTATACGGCAATCAGAAGTTGCTATCCAATCCACAGCACTACCACATCCAGTACTTGCCAACATTCTTGCACCTGTACCTACTGCACAAACAATTGGTGAACAAACACAAGTTGTTCCATAAACAATTGTACTTGCATTTAATGCACCTATTACACAAACACCACCAGAATTAGTAATCAATCTTTGTACAGTACTGTGATATAATGCAACACAACCAACGGTACTACCAGTACCACCACAAAGATATATATTTCCACCAGCACCACCACCAGTACTTGCAGCACCAGTACCACCACAAATGGTTACATGTCCACCTTGATAACTACCAGTACCGATTGTACCACAACCACCGACAATATAAAGCTGCCCACCACAACCAGTACCACCACCACTACTTGAGTTAAATCCACCACCTGCACATACATAAGTATTTCCACCAGTAACTACTCCAGTAGTATTCATAGTTAGTGTTGATGATTTTATCATTAAATTACAAGTACTTGCAGCCGTTGTAGTATCTTCCACATAAATACATCTATGGGCGGTGCTACTAAAAACAATATTATTTGCTGAAGTAAATATATTATAAAAACTATTCCAAGTGCTATTAATCCCATTTCTTATTCTCAACATAGGTACACCACCATTCATTGCAGTGCCACCAAATGCTAATTGATAACTTGAATCACCACCACTTATAGAAGTACCGTCATATGGATTTATAGTCATCAAACCAGCATAACTACCACCAGTACCAACAGTATTTGAACTTACAAAATTCATCTGCATTGCATGTGGATTATTGGTTGGTAGAAAAGTATTGGCACTCCTTACACCATCATCGCAAATACATACACAAGTAGTATGCTGCGCATATGTAGCAGTTGCACTAATACCTAAATATTTTGAAGCCAAACAAGTACCATTCTCTATGAATTTTACTGCTGAAACATTACCATCAAATCTACCAATACCAGTAGTACTATCTATATCCCAAGTATCAACACTAGAACCAATAGTACCATCAAAATTTGTAGTACCATATAACCAATTAGAACCAAGCGAATAAAGACCAGTAGGAAAATATGCAGCAGAACCAGTACCTTGATAATTACCTGAACTAATAAAACCACCATTACCACCATTAGTATTTGCATCTATTCTTCCACTGTTAGTAGTCAAACTTGGTGCTGTAACAACACCAGCAAATTGTGCATTACCATTAGATTGAGTAATAGTTAAAGCATTTCCAAGGTCGCTTTCCCATATTGTAAAATTACGATTAGTTCCACTACTTCCTATGGCTGTTCCTAAACGCCATTGTTTAGTAGTTTGGTCATAAGATTGAACTTGTATTTGGTCGGAAGAACTTGAACTACGAATTGCTCCAGCAACTTCTAACTTTGTAGATGGATTAGTAACACCGCCAATACCTACACTACCATTAAGAATTGATATTGCTGGGATTTTTGCATCAAATCCCCAAGTAGTACCAATATCAAGTCTTCTTGTGTTAAATGTATTTTCAACAGATGTCATATAACCATAATTTGACAATGCCCCTAAATATATTGAATCACCATAAACGTGTAATTTTGCGTTTCCATTAGGGTCTCCACCAACACCTACATTACCTGTTTCATAAATAATACTAAGATTTGCACCAAATGCACCCGAACCATCTACAAATCCAAGATGCAAATTTCTATCCCAAGTAGCACTATTAGCACCAAACTGAATAGCACCACCAGCAGCAGGGGTTTTTATTAGAGTATATGTACCATCACTTCCTATTGATATTCCGTTTGGTATGTATGCATTACCTCTTGTACATGTATCACCATTTTCCTTAATGATGAAGTTATTGTATGTAGAAGTACTATCATTAAATCTATAACCATAAGTTGGTGAACCAAGAAAATATGAATTATCTGTTAAACAGGTGATGGGTAATGTAACCGTGCCTGTAAAAGTAGGACTGGCAATAGGTGATTTGTCATTTAATTGTGTTTGTATAGCACTTGTAACACCCTTTACATAGGAGATTTCTGTTAAAGAAGGATATGATGCAACAGCGAGTGTTCCCAGTGCACTTGCAGATGTCCAATATGACAATTCATTTGCAGTCCCAGTTCCTGTTACAGTACCTAAACATGAAGTCTTTGCATTTAAAGCACTTTGTAAATCAGTTTGATTACTAAGTGTTCCACTAATGTTTCCCCAAATAGCTGAAATATCGGTACTTGCAATTCTTATCCAACCAGTTGCAGATTTAACTGCCAAATCGCCTACATACCATGTAGTTTCACCACTTAAATTAGTATGACCACTTGTTGACACTCTCCAAGCATAACCAGTGGTCATTGTGCTTGAAGTTAAATTAGGACTATTTGTATTGGCATTCCAATCACCTTGTAATATAATCGCAGCACTAACTGCTTGATTAATTGCAGTTCTAACTGCTAATTCAGTTGGAACTTTAGTGTCAGTCGCAGTTGAAGAAGTATTTACTGTTATTATAAATTGTTTTCCACTATCTTGGGGATTTCCACCAGAAGCAAATGTTGCAATATCATCTGCAACAGCACCACTTACCTTACTTGAGTAAGTACTTGCAAGATTACCACCTAAACATAATGCATTAGTTGCTGTGGTTGCACTTGAAACCAATCCAGTTCCAGAAATAGTTGCACCTGAAATGAATGTTGCAGTAATACGTTTTACGTTTATCGAACTAAGAAAATCTAAATTCATATTTTTCCGTTTTCATATAAATACAAAAAAAAATAAAGTAAATCACTCGGATTTACTTTATTTATGTAGTAAAAATATAAAAACAGAAAATCTTACAGATGCCTTAGTTCATTCATCAATTGAATAACGAGATTTGTTTGTGTGGCAGATTGTAAAGAAATATGTTCCAAAGTCTCAACTGGTTTTTCACCAACATTATTCCAATAATATTTTGACAATTCTGGAAGTGAAAGTAAATCAACAGTCTTTTTAAGACCCATATAATCAGCAATAAGCATTAATGAAACGTTTTCAAATCCATTGAATTTCCAAACGTTTAAGATATCAACTACGCCCGGTTCCCAAGGCTTGATATTCAGACATCTTTTAAGCATGTAAGGCAATTGCTTCTCTGCACCAAACTTCTCCTTATTAGCAAGGAATCTTTTAATTAAGAGTGGAATGTCGTGACCAATAATATCATGTCCACATAAGATTGGGAAATACTGTGGATTTGATTGAACACCTGCAGTTGATAGTTCATATAATACATCCATGAATGTTGCCAAGACAATATATTCGTCTTCATTCACGATTTTTTTGAAGAAACGTTTCAACGTACCATTTTCGCTATACAGTGTTGCATATGTTATTGCAACGATTCTTGTATACTCAGGAAAGTTTGGTGCATATTCCTGATACAGTTCATCTGGAGACATTACAACTCGAAAATATTTAGTCATTCTTAGTTGTTGCCAACGGTCAAACAATGGCTTGTTTTTACTTTCGAGGTCTGCGAGTGTAGGATAAATTAGAACTGACTTTACATTAAAGAAAAGTGTTCCGTAGATTGATTTTGCATTAAAAACGTCATCAAATAGTGCCATAAGATATGTTGATTTAATTGTTTATACTACGCAAATATAGTTAATAATCAATCAATATTGAATAGAAAGTGAAAAAATTTTGAAAAAAATGGTTGATTTTCTTTTTTTAGTTCATCGTAGATATCCTGCACGTCTTTAAACGTATAAGTTATCAATTCATCTGCATCATACTTACCATCTGAGTGTCTAATAATATAGGGTATAAGTTTTTCAATTCTTAGCTTCTCCAGCTTCTTCTTTCTATCAATTTCTTTTAATAGTTGTTCACCCCATTCATCAATAACCGCAGCAGTACGATTTTTCTTTCTTTCAGTATCGTCTTGAATATATTCCTCAAATGCCTGATAATCTTTGTTATCATCATCGGCATCGATAGACAATATCTTTTCGTCAATAGCCATAACGATTATTTTACTTCTTCAACGTTTTGTGTTTGTGTGTCGGTAGTGCCCGTAACAACTCTGGGAGTTCTTGGTTTTCTGGTCTTCTTTTCAGCATCTGGACGTAAGACCTTGACAAAATTATCGTTTAGGGTTTTGATTGAGTTAATCTTCAATTCATCAAGTTCCTCATAGAACTTTTTAGCTTCTTTTTCCAAAACACCTTTCATTTCCTGCATTCTATCAGTAAATTGTTTTTCCTTATCAGCGATTCTTTTGTTGGTGTCGATGATAACTTGAACAAACGCAACTAAATCGTCAATAACAATTTCTTCGTTTTTGGGAAATATTTTAATTATTTTACCTGAAGCATTTTCGGTCTTAATTTCACTTATGACTTCACAACCAATTTCATCGTTCTCGTCATAATACCAAGTGCTTGGCAAACCTATTTCAATTTCATACCAGCCATTTTGAGTATTTCTTGTAATTGATACGAGAAAACCTGTAATGGGTTGTAATGCTAATTCAATTGTTTTCATTTATTGTATTATATATGAAAAAAATATTGCTATGGATACCCATAGCATTATTTTTTCAGTTATACTTAAAACAAATCTGGTTTCTTCTTTTAATTTAAATCTTCCATACATTTTTATGATTAAGTCACCAAGAATGTGAATCATAAATATTATAGAGGCTATAAAAAGAAACTGATATATTTCAATTAAGACTATCATGAATTATTCTCCGTGAGTCTGACCCTGATGAACCTGTCCTGCAGGTGCATTTTGTACTGGTGCAGCATTAACTGGAACTTGTTCTGCTTGTGCAGCAGGTTCTTGAAAATACTGATTAACTAAACCCAACTGTGCATTAAGAATTGCAAGACTTTCGAGTTGAAATGACATTGCATCAATTTTTTCTTTGTAATTTGTGTTTGGGTCTTGTGCGAGACGTACTAACTCAAGTTCTTCATAATACTTGTCGTTGTTTAATTTGTTAATGAGGTCAAGTTTTAAATTTGCCATTTGTGTTTTAAATTTTAAATAATATTATTTTTGTGATTGTAAAAATAGTGAATATAAATACGACATGCAAGGAATTTTAAACAATTTCTAAAATATTTTTTTCCTGATTTATTGACTTATCGTAGATACTATATATCTCAATGAGAATATTGATGATATTTTTATTTTTCTGCTTGTCTATTTCGAATATATTTTTCCAGAATTTTTCGAAATACGCAACAGTCGTGTCTTGATTTGATTTTGCATTATAGAATTGAATGTAATAGTATGAATAGAAATATTTTTTCAATTCCTTATTTCCGCTAAAGTCCAGACCCTCTTCTTTAAATTCATCACAGACTTTTTTGAAACACCAACTGTAGTGATTATGAATATCTTCATCTGTGCTTAGACTTTCTTTATCAATATAATAGTTATGAATATAATATAGTAAATTCAATGCAAAATCACGATAAATTTCAACCCTATCCTTAACTATTATATATTTCTGTGTGCTACCCATATTTATAATGACTTTAACATCTGTATCAATTCTGGTTGTGGGTGACAATCGGATTTTCCACTTCCCCTAAAACTAACGTGTGTCCAAACGCCAGCATCGCCACGTAATGCTTTATCTGATAAATTCCACATATCTTCATTGTATGTTAGTGGTATGTTGAATTTCTCACTCCAGAACACCAATAATTGTCGTACTGCTTCAATCTGTGCATCGGTATATTTTTCATATCCATAGTAACCCATGAAACCTTCTTCATATACCTGAACGTTTTCTACTGGTTTTGCATTAGTATTTGCAACATATTGTTTAGTAACTTCATCAAATTTTGTTGGATACCATAATCTATTAGTACGAATCAAACCACCCCAAGCATCGATTTCAAGACCAATACTTGCCATATTAAGTGCTTTGTTATTCGCAGCATGTGTGCCAAGGTGATGCGCCCAATATTTAGTACTGAAGCATTGATAAATTTTACCATCCCAGCCAACAATTATTGCAGTACCGATTCTATCAACAGTACTTCTCCACCATGCTAAATCCCCTTCAATTCCTTGACCACTAACTGTATGATGTATCACAATTTGTTTTTTATCTGTCTGCTCTTTAAAATATTGTTCATCAGGAAAATCAACTGAAATAATATCACTTATATTTAATTTAGCTAATGCTTTACTTTCAATAACCTTTTCCTTTTCAGCTTGTTTTGGCGTATCGATTGTTGAGCCACCAAACAACATTTTTTTTAAACTTGCCATAGTACATCTTTTTTAATAAATACTACAATCATAAGTTTAAGAACAAAAAAAGGGTATTAAATGAATAATACCCTTCAAAGTTAATTAAAAATTTGGATTTATTTATAAAATTCTTTAACTAATTCATTGTATTGAAACTTAGTTATGTCAAGTTCTTTACAAATCTTAGTAATTCTCTTGTTGTTTAGCTCAACTGCACTGAATAGATACAAAACAAATAATGCTAATAGTGATGTATATCCAATTGTTGATGCTGCGATAATTACTTTTGATAATCCTAAAGCTACTGATATAAACCCAACGCCAAAAAGACCCAACAATAAAAATGTTAGTATGTTTGTTAGTGCCATATCTTTTTTCACAGTTTCTTTTGAAAAGTATTTAAAGGCAAATGAAACCCATTTACTTGGCAAATGCCTATTATATGCTACTTCAAATTGTTCTTTTGTGATTGTCATGATTAGAAACCTCTGTTTTTCTTTACGTTAGTTGTGTTTGTGAATGTTTCTGGTTTATAACCAAGCAAGTGTTTCATTTTATCCATCTGCTCGTTCATTACAGGTTTAGCTGTAATAGTATTTTCATTCAATGATTTTGCTTGAACTTTAACTGCAAAAATTGCTTTTCCATTAGTATAGAATTTGTTGCTCGATATAGCGTTAACAACACCTTCATTCACACTAACTTTATTGTCAACAGTTTTGCTGTTGTAAGTATTTCCAAGACCTGTGAAGTCCAATTCGAATAAGCCTTCATTAAGTTTGTCAATTGTAATTATTTTAGTCACCTCATTCAGAGTGAAATCAATAAGTTTTCTCTTACCTAATGCATCATGATATCTACCAGTAATCATGGATTCTTTAATACCTTCTCTTTCATTCCAGCCACTTTCTTCCTTGTCAAACTGAACTTTGTCAACACCAGTTGCTTCAGTTGGTTGTGCTTCTTTGTTATACATAGGAGCTTTGCCACGGAATTTGAGTTTATCTTGTCTTTGCTGATATAATGGGTCACCCATGTCAGCCTTCATACGGTCTTCGAAACGTTTTCCAACTTCGTTATCATAAACCAAGTCACCAAGACCTAAACGATAGTTATTAACTTCGTCCTGTTCTTCTTTGGTTAGGTTGCGTTTACTGATTTCGTCACCCTTATCGTTAGCACTATTTCCAACATTCTTAAGTGCAGCATCCTTAGATACACTAATAGCTTTCTTTTCAATGTCCATACCTAATTTCTGTGGGTCTTTAGGAACATTGGTTTGCTGGTCTTTCCACTGAAGTTCTTTTTCAACGTCAATGATTTCTTTAGTACCACTGTGCTGTAAATCTTTTTTGAAGTTTACTTCATTTTCACTACCTACACGGTCTCTAAGAACCAATGCTGATGGTTTTCTATCTTCTGTCATTTTCTTTAATTTATCTTGATGAATTGAATATGCATTCAACTCGTTATTTAATTCTTCTAATAGACTAAAATTTTCTTGTAGTCCAAACATTGCACTCATTTTATTTTTCATTTCAGGGTCATTTTTTAGTGCTACATTAAATTTTTGTGTTAATTCTTCATCTGAAAGTGTTTTTAAGTAATCCATAGTTGGAATTCCTGAATTACCTTGAAAACTAACGTCAACGATTTTTTTCATCATTTCATAACGTCTTTCCTTCGAAATTGCTTCATTTAATCCACCACTTGCCTGCATACCCATGTCTAAACCACTTGGTTGGTCACCACTTGGTTGTGGTTTATTCGACATTGAAGTACCATTTGATTGTATCATTGTTTGTGTTTCTTCTTTAATATGTGAGTTATTGTTTCCGTCAATACCCATTTCTTCTCTCCACCTTGCGTAGTCATATACGATATCATGACCAAATCTATAAACACCAATATCTGTTTTTCCATCAGGATATTTTGCATTTACAAATTGCCATTTAGCTCCACCTAATTCGAATGGATTTTCACCATTTCTATCTGACACATATTCTACTGCATCATGAAGGCTTAAAAACTCATTCACAGTTTTTAATTCAGGTGTGTCTAATTTACCTGTATTAATATCTTTTTTAATGATATTTTTATTGTCCTGATTCATATTATCTAAGCTACCATAGGCTTCGCTATTCTTTTGAATGAATTCAACATCTGATTGTTCATTGATTGCATTAAAATATTTTTGGAATCCTGCTGGGTCAGTTAAGTAATTACTTTCTTGAATAATTTTACCACCCTGCCAGATTGGTTTACGCATTGCATTGCTTTTACCACCCTTCATTAAATCTCCACCACCCCAAGCTGCAGGACCTGAATAAGCACCTGAAGATGCACTTGTAGTTGTTTCCTGAACTTTTTTCTCATATCCTAATGCTGGTGCAAATGCTCCTGCGCCACCTGCAGCACCTGTTGTTTCTTCCATACCATTTAGAACATCAAGATTATATCCAATACCTTCAAGTTCTGCTTTTAATGGTGCATATTCTTCTGGTGTTGCTGGACGACTTTCAGCAGCATATTCTGGATGTACACCAGTGTGTTGACCAACATGTGAATATCCACTCATGTATTGGTCGTTATAACGTTCTTCTGGAAAGTATGCATATAAATCCTGATTTTCAGGGTCTTTTTCATTAACCAGAAATTGTACCTTAGTTAAGTGTTCGTCACTTTCATCAACTTCAGTTTTTTTCGCTTTAGGTAAGCCAGATTGTGTCATTTTCTTTTCTCCTGCTTTTTTTAATTGGTTAATACCACTTGCATCCCTTCTTTTCTTCTCTTTAGGTATTGCCATTTTATATTTTTGTAAGTATCTTGGACTATTGAGAACATAGTCATTAAATATCATATTTTGAATGGTTTCATTGTAATGATAACCATATTTTTCTTCACCGTTCTGCGCCATGTCTTCATATACAGCAGTTAGTTTAGGGTCACTAAATACCAATGCCTCCATCTTAGCCAAGCTGAAGATTTTCTTTTTTAATGACTGTTCGGCTTCACTTAATAAGCCATCTACTTCATTTAATTGCACACCATTTTGTATCATAGTCTTTTTAAAGTTTTTCTCAAAACTCTTTGATTGTGGACTAATTGGTTTATCAAATGTTGGTTTTATTGTTGCCATATATTATTTAATATCAGTTTTCCAGAAGTCACGTTTTTGCCACAACACCTTGTATACTGCTTCCATACTGTTCTTAATCGTAGAAATCATTTCATTTCTTGACATAGTATTTGACTTCGCAAGAATCTTCTTAACTTCTTTATCCAGAGAATCGCTAACAAACTTATTTATTTCATCCTTAACTATCTCTTTAACATCTGAATTATCCATGTTGTGTTATCTATTAACAATAAATACTTAAATAACTCGAAAAAATGTTAATATCAAAAAAAGCGCATAACATAAATTATGCGCTTGTACTAACATATTAAAAAGTCCCCATCTTAGTGGGTATATTATTTAGTTAATAAGTAATAGCCACCAACACCACCTGCTGCGCCAATGCCCACATACATTAAGGTTCTACCGTTTTTAATTAAAAAGTTTCCAATTTTCTGCCAACCATTTGGGTTAAGTTTTACCTTATCAAGTGGTGGAATTGCATAGCTTTCAACGTTCAATACCTTAATATACTTATTAGAATTGCTAATGCTAAATGATATTGGATATCCCTTTTTCTTATCGTTTTTCCAATGAAATTCTGCAAATTGCTCATTTGGAATTTCAATTGACTTAAATAATAAGTAGGGTTCAATCTTAGGGTATGCAGGAATTATATTACCAATTTTTATATCATATTTAAAGTCAACTGCAGTTGTATCTGTGAATGTTACTGATTTCTTAGTCGTATCAATAGTAGTTGTTCCACCCTTGTCGGTTCTATGAAGTAATGAATCAATTTTAATTTCAGTTTTTACAAGTGATGCAGTAATCACATCATTCTTTTTATTCACTTCTTTTACCCTTGCAATTAATTCTCTCTGCATGTCATTTAATTGACCATACATTTTTTCAAGATTCTTAACGCTTTCCTGAATTGTTAGTTTCTCAGCAACCCACTCTTTATGTGCATTCTGATAATAAGTAACGCTATCTAATAAAGCATTTTTGAGTTTTACCTCAGTTTCGTATTTTCCACTTAGGTCTGCGATTTTATTATTCTTTAAACGAATAATACCGTACTGCCCCAAGATAATTAGGATAACTAATGCAATTAGCCACCTATTTTTTTGTTTTAAAAACTTCCAGAGTTTTAATAATATAGTGTTCATATATGATTATTTTTGCAACATATTGTTTTTCCAGTATCTGTAAAATGTGTCATAATATGACTTGATTCTACCAACTACTTCATCGTTTTCTGGATTATCTGCAGAAAAGTCTTCTAAGTAGTTAAATTCAACACCAGATGTTTTTTCATCAGGAGTTACCTTATAAACGAACTGAATAATTCCGTCAACAGTACCACCCCAAAAAATTAAGTTATCATAAACTTCCAAATCAATAAACTTGGTATTAATATTCAAATCACTAAAAAATCTATTAAAATTTTCTTCTTCACGACTTTGGTCGTAAACGGTTTTTTTATTCAACGCTTTTTCACCATCTTCTACTTGTTCACTTAAATTACGTGTGATTTTCAACATATCACGCATAGATAAATTAAGATTACGTTCAGCAGTTTTCGTTGATTCAACAACATATCCATTGCGCATTCTTTTCATGAACACCCTCATTTGATTCGGTGAGGTTTTGTCGTTAATGTTTTTATTGTCCATAATTCTTTTTCATATAAATACTATTCATTATGTAACATTTCGTTGAATTTCCCAATATCGAACAATGGATTGATGTCACTACTGTCTTCAATATAATTACTTCTGAATACAATACCCCTGAACTTCAGAGTATCTTTATGATAATGGTTGAATTCCATACAGACTTTCGGTATATTGTACTGAATACAAATTAACTTACATAGTTCGGCAGTACTCTCTAATTGAGATTCTGAAAAGACTTCCCAGAAATTATAACCAAACCAGCTTTTTTCAAAAACACGGTCATCATCACAAACCTCATTTAACCAATTAACATACTTACTATTTGGCATCTGGAATAATGTGCCCATGTTCTCAATTACAATTGAAACAGATTGCTTATCAGCTTCTTTCATTCCAAGAAAATCTGAATGGAATTTATCTTCATAGTGCTGATAAACAGTACCATCCCTGCCAACAGTATAGGTATTCCAACGCTTGGTCTTACCAAAATCCTTATGAAGTAGTCTGGTTATGTGATGATTATCTTTTCTCAAACTCGTTGCCAACACAATTTGTGTTTTAGCTGTCTGAGTCTTATAGCGATTAACTTCATTAACCACATATGTAGTATTATCTATTTTTAGCATCCCTATGCGCTTCAAAATTCATATAAATTATTTCAACTCCACCTTCACTCAGTTTTTCCAACGCTAATCTGAATCCTGCACCAAATTGTTTGTTTTCGAAATCAGGTTCTTTGTCGCAGAATATTCTTTTAATACCTGCATTCACAATCATTCCAGCACATTTTGCACATGGAAACCAATTAACATACATGTCAGCACCATCTGTTGCATGACCATATTTAGCTGCTTTCAGTAAAGCATTTTCTTCTGCATGCAATACCCAATCATACTTCAATGGTCTTTCATGTCTTTCTTCCTTGTCATCATCACAACCAATTGGAAATCCATTAACTCCCATAGCAATAGGGTCTTTACCCCTCACAATTACAGCACCAACAACAGTACTACGGTCTTTGCTCCAACCAGCGATGTGGTCAGCAAGTTCCATCATTTTTAAATCCCAATTCGTTTTACTCATAGTATTTAATTTAGTTTCCACAATTTGTTTTTCTTCAACACTTTAGCACGTTTAATTAGCTCTTCTAAATCGTCTTGAACATTGATAAAATCATCCATGTCTTCAAATTCAAGTGTCGCCAACTTGTCTACGATTTTTAATGATTCTTTGAGAATCTTTGCAGTTTCGTTTTCCATGTTACTTTATATTTTCAAGTGCCCTAAATGCGTCATCAAAATTTTCAATAATCACCTGTGCTTCAGCATATGTTACAGCAATCGACCTTCTTTTACCTATTGTGGTAAATATACCCAATCCATCCATTTCTTTCAGGAATTCATCAACAAATTTGTTGGAGTTTTGAATGTTTGTCTTTTCTGCAACAATTTCTTTCAGTTCCATACCACTAATTACCTTATCACCAGCAGTCAACTTACCATCACGATATACAAATGAGAGTAATGAACGATACCTATCTTTCTTCAGATAAATCTTTTCAAATTTTTGTTGATTGATAAGATATAGATTATATTCATACCATTCCCTGAAATATACACCACCAATAATAATGGCTTCAGCAAAAATAGCGATAATTATGAACAAAAATATATTTTTTGTGTCTTCAGTTGCATTACCAGCAATTGTTTTATTAAGACCAGACTTTAATTCTTCAACTCTTTGTTCTAACTGTTTATCAATCTTTGCAATTTCAGCCTGATTACTTTCGATGATTCCAGTATTTTTATCGATACTCGACTGATAGTCTTTACGAATTGACACATATCCAATAGGTGTTTGTGCTAAAGTATTACGCAAATCGTTGTTCACATCCCTCAGTGCTTGATTGTCATTTTCATAGGTCTTCTTTTTATTCTCATAAGTAATTGTAAGATTATCCTTTTGAATATCAACAGTTGTCGCAGCAACTGTGTTCTTAGTCACGCTTGTACTTGCAAGATTCTTAGCACCCACAAGTGAAAGAAAGAAACTCAATGATACGATTGCAACTGATACACTAAGCCAACCAAGTAATGATGCACTGATTTTTCTACCACTTGCAACAAAATCTGACGAGAAATTCCTAAACAAATATCTCTTAATAATTTCAAATATAATCAGAAATGTATTGGCGAATATAAATGCCAACGTTGTGCCCCAGATTCCAGACACTAAATTAATTGATATTGCTTTCAGTAATGCAGGGTACAGTAGAAAGTATGAGAAAAAGATTGACACTATATTTCCAACAAATGAAAATCCATACAACCACTTATCAAGCACCTTATTATTACCCTCAAAGTCTTTGGTATTAATCTTCTTCCTTAATTCATCGTATTTTTTTAAATCCATGTTTTCAGTTTATCCATAAATAGTAAAAATTATGTTTTATTCGAGTACAACACTTGATATTCCATCATCACCCAATTGAACATTAATTAGATAGTCTGGATTAATCTCATGTATATGCTCAACAACCAAAACCTTCTTCATATTGGTTTTAATTAATTGTAACATTTCAATGAACTCTTCCACAGCATTTTCATCCAATTTACCCATTACTTCATCAAGCAAGAATATTGTGGGTTTGGCTTTCACATTAATCTGATTTAAAGCAAACTTCAATACAACACTTGAGAACGTTCTTTCCTTACCACTTGCACCAATACAGTCAATTACTGATTGTGGTCTATCATTATACACCAATTTAGGTCTAAGGTCATCAACATCAAGCCAAACCTTAAATGGTGCTACTGTCAGTATATTCTCTAAAGTTAAATTGATTTTAGGTATAATGTAGTTACTCAACATTTGCCTTGGAATACCATCCCTGTGAACGCATTTCTTATATAGGTTCATAACAGTATCTCGATACTCCTGTGCCTTAAACTCAGCAATTATTGATTCATTATACTTGATTCTAAGTTGTTTATCACCGATATTTGTCTTTCTAATGTAAACGTTTTCTTTTTCGTCACTTTCTTCGTCTTCAAGCGCAGCAATTTTTAATTTAGCTGCAGCAATACCCTTTTCAATCTTCTGATTTTCCTCAATCTGAAGTAAACTATTCTCATGACTGGTTATCTTCTGTTCCAAGATGCCGATTTTCAGTTCTTCATTCTGAATTTTAGTTGGAATCTGGTCTAATTCTGCTTGAAGTTCCTTACGCTTATCAACATCGTTCTTATCATTGGTGATTATCCCAATTTCCTTTAGAATTTCTTCCATTTCAAGTGATTGTGCTTCGATTTTCTTTTTAATTGTGTCGATTTCGACACGATTAGCCTCAATTGCCACTTTATGTGTGCTGTCTATAATTGCTTGCTGTTTTTTTATTTCATCAGCAATCTTAAACATTTCAGCTTCTTTTTCCTTAACAGTCTTATTGATGTGGTCTATATGTTCTTGTTTATCAATTAACTGTCCGCACTGACTGCAAGTCTTACTACTTTTTAGATTAGCAATTTCTTGTTTTAACTTAGCACCATCATTTTTTAAATTAAAAATTTTTCCATTAATGATTTCGATTTCATGGTCAAGGTCACTAATCTTTTTTTCATAGTCCTTAACTTCCAGTTTTAATTTAAATTCGTTGGTTTTATGTGCATCTTTCTTTCCATTGAGTTCAGTTAATCGTTTTTCGTCATAAGTTTCCTTCAATGGTAGAATACTTTGCATTAGAACCATTTTCTGTGCCTTTATTTCAACGATATTCTTTTTGTTGTTACTTATATCCTCTCGTGCAACATCAACGTCTAAATTGTAGATATCTGAGTCAATTTTATAAAGTTTCTTAGTAATAGTTTCCAGATATGACCTACCAGTTTTAATACTTTCCTGAATCTTTGGTAAGGTTTCGTTTTCAATTTTAGTAATCTCACCCTCTAATACACGAATATCTTCAGTTAGTGTAGCATTATTGAGATTAGTTAATTCGACATTACAAGTAATTCTTGTCTTCTCATTTGCACGTTTATTAACAACCTTCCAGCCTTCGAGTTTCTTGTCAAAAATATCCAGACCACTATCGTATAATAACGAATCAATAAAAACTGCCATGTCATTTGAAAGAATACGATTCAATGTATCACTGGTAGTCATAACGATTCTCATGAAATTATCGTATGTGCCAATAATTGATTCAATTTTCTTCTGAGTTTTTGCTCTACGGTCTCCATCAAGTGTTTCAATTGCAGTATCAACATTCATTTCATCATCAGGTGTTGCCAGTACGTAATAACTCAATGTTGTTGGGGCACTTGTGATTTCACCACCCCTATTTTTAACAATTTCAGTTTTTTTCTTGATTCCAAAATATTCACCATTAGCTTCCAGTACAAGATATGCTTCACAATAACTTGCACCATTTCTATTATTGACAAAACGCATATCACCGAACTTCATACGTGATTCGGTTTCCAATGTCTTACCAAACAATATGTAGCTTATAATTTTCATAATGGTTGTCTTACCTGCTGTATTAACACCAGTAATCTGAAACAACCCATCTTTATCACGCCAATCGATTTCAAGTTCGCCATATGACATGAAATTCTTACCACCAAACTTAATAACGTTCCATTCAATGCTCAGGTCATCAGTGACATCAATTTCAGTTAAGATTTCTTCGTCAAGTGCAATAACATCGGCAATTACGTGTTCATCGACACCTATCTTAATTAAAAACTCTTTAAAAATCTCATGTTGCACTCCCTTATCAGTTACATTTTGCAATGTAATGCTTTCATTAACAACAATCTTTTCGTTTTCAATAAACTCATTCTTGTGAGAAATGGTTAAATTCTGGTGTTTGGATTTAATGTACGCAATAGCCTTTCTTTCATTATCCTTTGTGCGTGTTTGTGGTAAAGTGCCCCAGATAAATCGAACTTTCATGTGGTTAGTAGGACTATCTATTTCGAAATCTAAATCGTCAAAATCTGTATATGGTGTGAGTAATACATTCTTGAAGGAATAATCATTCTTTATTGGTATCATTTCAGCAACCTTGGTCTGAATATCCCACATAAGATAACCATGAAAGTTATCATCACCTTCTGAAAAATCTTGTGCGATTAATGAGCCACAATATGCTTTGGTTTGAGCTTTATCTAAAAATTGCATGCGATGAATATCACCGAACATCGAAAGAGTTCCCTTGAAGTCAGAAATCTTGTAATATGACTTACTTTTCATTTCAAAACCAGTGGTAGATTTACAACCAGTGATAGGGTCATGAAATAAGTCAATGGCATAATAATGATTAGGATTTGCAAGAATATTTTTACCATCCTTAGACTTCCAAGGATTATTATTTTTTTCCCCATGATGCCATACTGCCCAAGTCACATTATCGTCATCGAAGAAACCTGTTGATTCATAATAAATTACTCTTGGATTATGTAGGGTTTCAACAATAGCTTTAACACTATCAACACGATTCAGATTCTTCTTACGGCAATCATGATTACCTCTGGTCACCCTCACTGGTGCAATCATACTTAATTCGTTGAGAAAATTTGAAGCAAGTATTAGTTGTTCACCCTGAAGGTCAAGGTAGTCGTGAACCAAGTCACCATCAATTACTATTCTATCTGGTTTTTCATTGGTGAGGGATTCTATTAAGTTTTTGAATACAATTTCATATTCGGCATTGCGTGTGGGTGTTTTACGGATGTGTATATCTGCAAGGTGTGCAATCTTTTTTATCATGTATTATATTTTTTCACAAATATATTTAAAATCATCCGAATATGCAAGACTTTTTTACTATGACAATTTTGTTTAAATACTATGATTTTTTCTGACAAGTTGTCAGATAATCAGCAATGGTACTGAATTTGAACTATATGTGAAAAATAACATTATTATTAAAACAAAAATTATGATAACTATTAGACACACATCACCATCAATTAATTTATTTACATCAATTCTTGATGATTTATTTGAACTTTCTGAAATGGATACAATGGCAAAAACGCCAGTACATGACGTGATTGAAAACGAGAAAGAGTTTCAAATCGAATTATTATTGGCTGGCTTAAAAAAAGAAGACATCAGCATTGACATTGAAAAAAATATGTTGAAGATTAATGCTGAACGTAAAGAAAGTAAAGACGTAAAATATAATCGTAAAGAAACGTATTTTGGAAAATATGAAAGGTCTTTCAAACTTCCAGATAATGTTGATAAAGAAAAAATCGATGCTTCGTTAATTGACGGGATACTCAAAATAACTATACCAAAACTTGAGGACAATACGAAGTTAGGTAAGAAAACAATTGAAATTAAGTAATTCTAAAAGTCCCAGAAACAAAAAGGCATCATTTAGATGCCTTTTTTTATTATTCATAATTAGATTGTCTACTTCGATTTGGATTGTTATAATCTTCGATTTGCGATACAATATAACTACCCACGCCAGTTAATGTGGAAAGATTTTCGTTTATAATTTGTTTAATTGACATGCCACCACTTGTTTGTGTTAATGTTTTAAACTTTGATGTAACTGATGGTGCAGGTAAATTATAATGTTTACAAACTGCTGCTGCAATTGCTTCTGCTTGAATTGCCTTAATAACTTTTACTTCAGCATTTGTTAAATCACCCTTATCTTCCAAATATTTAATTGCTTTTTGTCCAAAATCAGTTTCGGGTGTAACATTGGTCGTATTATATAATAAATCACTTGCCCATTCTTTAAAAATAGTCGCTGCTGCATTACTGCCAGTAACGTCTTGACTTACATTTATTTGTCCATTTCTACTCCAACCAGTTTCACCTGCAGTTGCAGGGTCTTGTGTAACTCTTATTCCAATACTTTCAAGACTTTTCTTAGCAATATCAAACAATGTGTTTGCATCAGCATTATTATCATTAGTACTTGTCCATTTTTGCTCTTCTGGAACATCAGCACCATGCGTGTCTGAAATATCAAATACTGGGCATGCGTTGAAAGGACCTAACGTATAATTTTTCCTCATTCTAATCTGACGCAACATTTCTTGTGATTGTAAGTGTGCAGGTTTTTTTAAATATTCTCTATCTTTTTTTTGGTCTTCAAGTTTATATTCAATAGATTTACCATTAGGTAATTTATAATACTTATTTACACAATTAATTGTAATTGCAGCATTTACATTAACTTGACGACCCATTTTATTCCACACGCTTTTTGCTGCAATCCTTGTTGCATCAGGCTTTTGTAAATAAATTAAAATGATGTTTTTTGCACTATAATCATGAAATTTACTTGAGAATGCAATGAATTGTTGAAGAATTGCATCGGCAGTTTCATCTTCAACACCATTTGCTATTTTTTCAATATAATCTTCAAGTTTTAATTCAAGTTCAGTTTTTGTTTTTAATGGTATTCGTGCTGCTTCAATCTCTGCTCTAAGTTGTTCCAATTCTGATATGAATACTTGGATGTCGTCTGTCTGACCACCATTTGCTTCTAATTCAGCATTAAAATTTTTAATTGCTTCCCAATCTTTATCGCTAAATTCTCTATCGTATTTAAATAATATTGATTTTCCAGTTCTCTTATCTCTAATTTCCCTAAACCCAAGTCTTTTTAATGTTGGGTAGAATGCTTTTACCTCATTTGGATTTTTTGATACAAGAACATATGAAAAATATGAATCACCATTCGGTTTTTTACGTTCTTGTTTCTGTATATTAACGTATTCAAATATGCCCTGTTTTCCCATTGCGTCAAATATTTTCTATAAATACTTGATTTAGTCGTAAATTATCTCAGAATAATTTTTTTTCAACTTGGTTTTAATATAGTTAACCCTATTGCTGATTGTAGAACTTGTAACGTTAAACTCTTTACCGATTTCATTATAGTCATAACCCTGAACGTATTTCATATCCAAAAGTGTAAAATCTGTTGGAGAAATCTGTGTTGAGATATAATTAATTGCACTACAGTTTTCGAAAGAATTGTTGCTGGAAGTGAATGTATTATTTGCAGTAAATGCTAAATTATTAACGTTACTGGCAGTGATAAAACCACTATTTGATGTGCTTGCGATAAACCCACTATTTGATGATGTACTTCCTATGTCAAATGCTGTGTCTGTTGATATCGTAAAGGTATGTGTACCAGTTGATGCAGAAACCGCAGTATTGCTACGCCACCTATCAATTAAGTAGTGTTTAGCTATAACTAACACCCAAGTCTTAACGCTTGACTTTTCTTTATCGTATTTGCTAAGATATTGAAACGTTTTAATTAAAATCTCTGAGACACAATCATCAAGGTCATCACTATTAATTTTCGTAAACTTACCTCTAATATAATTCTTAACTATTTTTTGATATTTATTGAAAAATACTTCTTCAGCGTGGTGATTCCCATTCAAAATACTTTGAATAAGATTGATATCTTCCTGCTCGTTTATCATACGGTTTATCCAACTTTTTAATAAAGTAATCGTCAACAGTTAAACCTCTTGCAGTATAAAGACTTTTAATAACTTCATCAATACCTTGTTTTTTACGAAGGTCATCTAAATCTTTTTCGCTTGGGATTTTAACCAGTTTAACTCTTTCCTCACAACCCACATAAATAGTGTATAACGTATAATAGAGTTCGACAGCATTTTTGTAGGCATCAGGGTCTAACAACACAACGACATCAGGTTTTAGTTCTTGCAATTTTAAAAACAATGTGGTTGATAATGTTTTTCCCAATATTGGAATAATATTCACAGGAAAACTTAACATTTCAAACGCACCTTCAACAAGGTATACAGTAGAGTCCCAATTAACAAGACCTTCATTAAAAATAATCGCATCTTTATCTGCCTGTGGATTAAGATATGGTAGTTTCTTTTTAATTTTCAGGTCATTTCCATAATATCTGCCGACAAAATAATTAACATCACCATATTTATCATATGATGGAATTATTACTCTTTCAGCATACTTTCCAGTAGTACAAAAACCAAGCCGATATCTTAATATGATATCTCTTGATATTTTTCTGTCATTCACCATGTAATTATAAGCAGCAAAATGTTCAGCATTACCTGCTTCCATTTGTGAAAATAAAATCATTTCTTCGGGTAGGTGAACATGAAGTGTTTCTACTTCATCATCGTCACCAACGTAATCATAATCACGATAAATTCCTGCATATGACTTATACATTTCGTAATCAATACGACTACCAAACATTCTGACAAGTTTTCCTAATGAGCCTGAAAATCTTGGTTCATCACACTTCCAACACCTAAACATTCTTTTGGCAGTGTTGATTTCAAGATTAAATTTCCCATCAGGATATGCAAGTCCTTCTCGTTCCTGACAATGAGGACAGTTAACCTGCAATTGTTCGGATTGCATGAGACCATTCACATCACCAAAGACGTTCTGAACTATCGAATGAAATTCTTGTCCCCTTATCATAGTGACAAATATAAAAAAAATTTGCCTCAAAACAAAGGTTTTAAGGCAAATCATTTAAATTTAGTTTAGTTAGTATCTTCTTTCGGTAGCTAAGAAGGGGAAAAAGGATATCATTCGGTTGAGAAAACCGGGGCAGAAAATCCTGAAATTACCAATTCCAGTATTCATATCAGTCCCCAATTTAATGTGATTATCCTGCAATTCATTGAACAATTCAATTACTTTTGCAGCAACAGCACCGTCATTTGTACCGCCAACAACACCGCCACCTCTCATTTGCTGATGGTCATGAAATAGTCTTGCATAATCTTCTTTTGCAAGTGCTAATTCACTTCGTAACAATTCGTTCTTTTCAGTTAAAAGTGTTACTTGTTCTTCAAGCCATTCCGCACCTTTTGGTGCATCGTCATCATCATTTGCTTCAATCTCAAGTAGTTCTTCCTTAGCAATTGGCGATAGATTCACATCTTGTAATAGTTCTTCTACTTTTGCTTTTGCTTTCAAGTCACGTTCTTCTGCAGGTGAAATTGTTTTTGCAACAACCTTCTTTTCAACAGGTTTTTTAACGGCAGGTATGGTTTTCTTATTACCACCTTTTGCCAAATTCATTAAATTTTTTGCCATATATTATTCAATTATTAAATTTGTATTTAAGTGAGCGATTAACCCAAACTCGTAATTCCAGATAAAAGCATCTGCTGCTTTAGTACAACCAACAAATCCTTTTTTATGATGCCATTCTTCTGTTCCAGTAAGACTTGACAAATATCTTACTGTAACACCTAAGTCTTCATTCAATGGTCTCGACCTGTTAATTTCATACTTCACATTACGTTTTCTATGAATATGTCCTAAGTGCCATTCGTGGAACTTGGTTTCACTCCACAATGGTTTGGACTCAATGTCTGTTGCCATTAACATTGGTAAGCTACTTTCTTTTTCTTCACTACCATGCGTTAAACCAAGTAATACGTTACCAAAACGGTAATATTTTCTTGGAGAAGCACCATTGTTTATCCAAACTGAGGGGTCATTGTTGAACCATGCTTCGAGATATTTACCCATGTAGTAGCTACGTTCGAAGTCGTGATTCCCGGGGATAACCACCACGTCCACAGGCACTCCCGTTTGTTTCAACATATTAATTGCATCAACAAGAAGTCTTACACCTACATTAAACGTTTTCTGCCAACGTAAGTCTTCGTCTTGTTGTGTTCCTTTAGTTGTCGTGTTAAAAATTGTGTCACTGTTGAAGAAATCATTACCAATTGGGAAGAGTATTCTTGAATATGGGAATCCACTTGCGTTTTTCAACAGTTTTTCGATTGAAGATAGAAATCTTTCACGTGCAATTTTAGTATCGTAGTTTTCACCAGTTTCTCCACCCCAAGCAAGTTTTCCAATATGTAGGTCAAAAATTGAAATCTCCAAGAGATTATTTTCGTTATTATCAAAACTGTTTTGTATTTTAGTCCAATTAAGCACTGGTGGTTCATAGTTCTTCACCATATTTTTGAACATCTTCTCGATGTACAATGCATCACTGGCAACAACATTTTTTTCCAGACGTGCTTTAACTTGGAAGTTTTGGAAGGTCTTTGGGGTTTTATCAATAATGGCTGTGACATCCCATTTATTTACTGTATAGTCTTTAACACCCCAGATTTCAGTGTCAACATCACAGATTTTAAGTAATTCATCGAGAGTTTTAATATGGTCTGCAGGATAGTTAGAACCGCTTTTCCACTCAATCTCAGCTTCATTTCCTTTTACATCAAATTTTGTTTGTTCACCTTCAGATTTAGGAAGGTCTTTAGGTTTTTCGTTGGTTTCTACGTCTCGTAAAATTCCTCTATTTTCATATCTGGCATATGCTTCAGTAAATATGCCAAATAATTCATCATCAAGGACTCCTGACGTATATTCGTCATAAGCAATTGCTTTAACGTTTTTTACATAGGTGTCAGCAAATCCACACTTGACTGACGCTTCCTTAACCGATATTTGATTTTGTATTGCATAATTGATAACTTCTACTGCTTTTTCAATTCGTTCTCTTTTCATATTAGAAAATAATTTATATAGAATTATTTGAATTTTTGTCAAAACTATAACAAAAATATTGAAAACACAAGGGTTTATATAAATACATTACCACTTTTTTTCAAAAAAATTAGATTTTCTTCGATTTGTTGGCAGTTTTTATGGAATGAAAGTTCCTCTTGGAGAGATAAATCAAACCATTCACCCTCTTTACGAAGATATTCATACCTTCTCTGTAAGGTTCTTTCAATTAGGTGTGCAAACATTGACGAATATGTGTCAATTACTTTGATTGGTGATGGATTACCTGTTTGTAATCCACTTCTTCTTTTTTGGGGATGCTTCGATACCCCTATTTTATAATACCCATTTTCTAATGACTGTATTAAATAAACATATTTAACCTTATCATGTGGGTTTGTTGATGTTACTAAGTTGTGTTTCCTCATTTAATAATACCCAATTGCTTAAGTCCTGCAAAGCCAACAGCATAACTATCTGACATATCAAAACACATGTCTTTTGGTTCTTTACTGTCTTTCTTGTAAAACCATTCAATTTGCGGCTCTAAATTACAAACCTTTTTCCAGATATACAACTTTTTTTCATCACGATATTCAGGTGGGAAACTAAGTGTTTCTTTTAACTCACCCTTTACCTTAGAAATTTTAACCAATTCAGTACAGAATAGCTTACGACTATCATATACACTAATTTTCTTGGGATATATTTCAAAGATTGTAAATAATATATACCTACAAATACCATTGAAACCATATAGTAATGACACAGTATTTGCGTTATTGCTGCCACCCAGAGGTTCTTCAACAATAATGTGAATAATTTCACCATTGAGTTCATTTAAAATGCGTGCCTTATAATCTTCAACGTATTTCCTGAAAATTTCTGCCTTGTGAATATCCCTGTCCTCAACAGGAGTATTTTTGTCAGTTTTTAACTCAAGATGCTTGAGTTCAATAAGTTTGCCCTTATTATCCCATAAAGCACTACCTATATTAGTAGTACTTATGTCTAATGACCAGATATATTTTTCCATATTGATTATTTTAACTGCTGAAAAACTATTCTTTCGTCTTTCATTTCATCAATCATTTTTTGAACATTCTTGGGGTCTCTGAGATAAAGTTTGATTAAATCTTCAATAACTCCACCAATTTTCATACTTTTTCCTTTACATAATAGCTTGAATGCATTGTGTAGGTCGCCTTCAATTATTATTGATTTTGGCTTTGTGTCACTAAGTGTAAGTAATTCTTTCATATGTATCATAAATTATTATTATTGTCATAATTTATAATAAATACTAAGAAACTATAAAAAAATATAAAATTTTATGATTTTCTTTAATTAAAAATCAATTGCGAATACAATTGTTCTGGAAATCGAAGAATCTTTGGGAACAGGGTCATTAAGTTTGGCAATACCAACAAGGTTTTTGTTGCTATCATATAGTCCAACTTCTGTTACATAAACCTTACCACCAGTCCAAGTTAAATTATCACTTGAATTGAATTGGTTTAATGATAATGTAATCGATAAGTCTGTGGTATAGACATCTGCTTTAATATCAGTTGTCACATTTCCAAAGAAATATGTTTCATCACCAAATGCTAATGCTGAGGTTTGACTTGTTGATGGGTAATTAAGATACGATAAATCATATGTAGATTTCCCTGCATAAAGGTTTAGTGGTGCTTTGAATACCACACCTGTTAATCCAGAAGGGGTTAACACACCCGCATATCCAGTAATTTGACTCGTAACATCATAAACCTTCCAGTTTGCAGCATCTGGTTTAAGATTTGTTGCAGTAATACCTGTTTGAATCAACATGTAAATTCTATGTACAGTAAATCCTGTAGAACCAATGCCTGTATTTAAAAACTTAAAATCACTACTATTAGAGAAATTCAAACTAATTTCTTGAATATATAGATTATCGGTATCGATTTCAACACTTTTAATATAATTGCAATGTATTGCTTGTTTATATCCAGCAGTGTTTCCAGTTGGAACTAAGGCATATGTTGTAAAAACAGTATAATTCATTTTAATATTTATTTACTTATTGCGTAATTTGGTAATGTCCAAGACCTATTTGACTTATATGACATTGCATATAATAGTTCTTGGTCTTCAATTACAAACACTTTTAAATCATTAAATACTTTGCCAAGTGGATATGTTAGTGATAAATCATTAATATCATACAAGTTATAATACCTAAGATTTAATGATTTTTTTGCACCAGTTAAATATTTTAATGCACCCTTTGCCACCAATTTCAATCCTAATGTTTTTCCAGTTGACCTGTGATACATTATTGTTGGTATATCAAGCACAGGTGTTTTTAAATTAAAACCTTCTGCATATACGTTTGCAGGACTTGAATTCGTGTAATGAATAACTCCAAGTCTTTTATAAGCAGGTGCTTGATTTTGAATGTATGATACGAATCCACCAAATGCTTTGTTTTTAAATTGAGTGAATTTCAAGTTTGATGCTTGTACACCAGCAATTTCTTCTGTATGAACAATTGTCATATTCCAAAATGGAAATACGATTGTTGGACATTGACTGTTTTGTAAAAATGAGATTACACTTTCATCAAGATATTCAGTAGATGTCATATTAAATGCAGTATTTCCACTGAAATCAATTTGATTGTAGTAAATCATTGCTGCAGCATATACTGTACTAACTACTCCTGTGAAATTAGGTAGCAACCTATCAACAGTAACACTAACACCATTTACATTAGCTAATGCACCAGCATTAATATTTACAATTTTGTAAAATAGATTCGGGGTTGGATAAGTCTTGTTAACTGCATATGTGCTTGAAGTCGTACTACTTCCATGAGTCCATCTAATAAACAATAGGTCTCCAGCTTTAGGTTCTTCACCACTTGAACCATATGTACTTGCTTTTTTTAATGTTAAATTATAGCCACCAGTAACTGTACTAACTTGAACTCTTGCATCAGGTTGTTTCACATGATTACTATCAGTAATAAATGTAGTTCCACTATTGGCAAAAAAACCTATTGGTTCAATCGAGTTTTCAACAACATATGAAGTTACAGGTACTGTTGAAAGTAAATTATATGGGTCACCATTTAAATTTCTTGGAATAAATGAGATAATGTTTGGATTCTTATCCACAGGTCTTAATATATTCGCATTAAATGCAGTATAGTTAGCATCTGCTGCTTCTAATTCAGCATTTAATTCATAATTCATTTCACTATCACCAAGAGCATAATACTTAAAATTTAACGTGCCTCTCGATAGTAATTCCCTACCTTTAGAAGTTAATTTTATGTTTAATACAATTGGGTCACTTTTATCGATGAATGCCATTTATTTATTCTTTATCATAAATACGAGTAATTTTTTTTACGTTCCACCTGTTTCAGTTAATGCAGTTTTAACACTACCGTACCCAACACCAAGAGCATTCCTTGCAAATGAACGATAATAGGTCAATGTACCTTCAGCAAGACCAGTTACGGTATTAGTATATGGAATACCAACCGAGATATTGGAAAGCGTTGAGACTATATTAACATTAGGATTGGTATATGTCATATGGGCAGGACTACCTGCCACACCAATTTGTGTATGTAACGTACCATATTCCAAGATAGGTGCACCACCATTATTGTCAACAGTATTGCCTGTGACAAAAAAATCAACTGAAAGTATGTTCGTAGCAATACCTGTAGTCATTGTTGGCACTACAAGTGATGCAGATAATGTTGTTCCTGTAAGTATGTCTCCATAATACTCCACACTATCCACGAGAAAATATGCTCTATAAATATAATTTGTACCCTCAGTTAATCCAGTAATTGTGAAATTATATGAATTACTACCAAGCGGACCCGCCTTTAAGGGTGTTGTAGTTGACCATGTCATATTAAATACCTTTTATTTTCATATAAATACTAATTTTTATGCACTACCCACAGTACTAATTACATATGTTGGTGTACCAATACTATATGTACCAACACCATTTGTTATTGATGCTAATGTTATACATCCCAATACATTATCTGAAGGATTGTCATTACATGCACAAGCACATAAATAAACATTATCGTTATAATCCACAGGTATTCCACTCCAGTTTCCTGATAAATTTTTTGCGAGTTTCGTGTCTATTGCGCAGCCATATAAGCAAGTACCATTACATACGATACAAACACAAGCACCTGCAATAATACTTGATGCTGCTTTTGTTATACGCCAATTAAATGTTGCATAATAATTTTGACCACTTATCATTGTTGTTGTTGGACATAATTTACCACACATATCTGAATCACTTGGAGTTGTTGAACTACCAATACAACAAACATTAATTGCGTTAGATGCTGGAACACCATTCGCTTGATTAAATACAACACATTTTGCAGTACCAACAGTTGGTGTATAAACCGTACAACCAGTCCTTGCAACACCAGTATTAGCACACACAGAAACAGTTTGTATTATTCCTGCAGGTGTTGGCGGGTCGGGTAATACTGGAAATAGCCATCCAGTTGGTTGACCAAGAGGATATGATGTTGTAACGCCAAACGTATTTGTAACATCGCCAACAACCGTTACATTACATGTTGCAGCACCACTACCAACATTAAACGTACTTGGAGTCACATTAAATGCAGATGCACAAGTTGTTGCACTATACTGCATACCATACCAATCTATGCGGTCATATCCTTGAATTGTATGCGCACCAGTACCAACAAGTGATGTTGATGTTGCACTTGTATTCTGTGTGGTTAATCCCGAAGGTGTTGGGTAAACTACTGCAGATGATAATGTTTTCAACGATAATATATTACCTGTTGCACTAAGAATATCTGACTTAATGATTGCCCTATATTGATAAGTAGTGTCTTCAGTTAAACCAGATATGCTAAGAGAATAATTATTAGTTAATGGAGCACCATTTATTAATGGATATTGAATCCATGCACCTGACGTTCCTTGTCTATACTGTACGCCATATTGATTAATTATATCGTGATAGTTGATATTTTTACCTCCTATATTATTTAATCTACCAATTCCAGCACTACCTGCTTTAGTTTCAACATATAATTCAATAGGTGGTAACTCAGCTTCTTGTGCAATTACAAACATACTACCATCATCACCAAGATACTGAGCAGTTGCTCTACCAGTTAGATTACCAAGACCAATAGGTGTTGAACCGCCATAATAATATGGGTCTGGTGGTGGAGTAACATATGTAACATCAGAAACATTTACTCCCCTTTTGTACATGAATTTTTGTTTAGTAAATATTGAATTTCTAACCAATAAACCACTTCTCTTCATAATAATTGTTGCAGATAATAACTGGTCAACAAATCTTTGGAAGAATGCATTATATTTACTCAAAAATGGATATAAGTTTTCAAAAGTATAACCATTTGAATGTAATGGGTCATCTGCAGGTAAATTGGCTCTTTGTAGATACATTTCATAGATTTGAAGAACTGTTGGATACCAACCGCCCTTAAAATCTGAAATTGTTTTTCTATTTCTTGCATTAATCATTTTTCTCTGAACCAATTCAAGGAATTCGAGAAATGATAGTTTACTTATGTCTCCAAGACCAAATGAATCACCAACAACTGGTGCAAATGCTGCATTACCACCAACAAGATAATAGGCACTAATTACTGTACCATATCTTAAACCCTTTGGTAAGAAAATTTCATAAGGGTTCATAACATTAAGACTATAGTCCATGTTAGGTTCTAATGCAATACCATCGATTAATAACTTAACATCGCTGGCATTATTCATTTTATAGTTGAGCTTGTAAACGTATTTGTTTGCCGAAGGATTAAAATAAATCTTGCTTGAGTTAAAACTGTCAATCCTTACAATCTCACTTCTTGCATTAATATCATTACTTCCATTAACTTCAACATATGCAATTTGCACTTCAGGATTACCTGCAAGAAATGCGATTACATCTGGATTACTTACAATAATTTGACTATATCCAGTAGTATTTGCTGGGTCAAGTATGTAGTCTGCATTGAACTGTGGTGTACCCTTCGTAAGTGCAATACCATTAATAGTAACCTGCACATCACCACGAGGATAACTTGGCAATGGAATTATAGTACCAGTTATGTTTGGTTTAACTCTCGTTACAACATATTGTACAGTAATACCACTAATTGGTTGTGAAGTTGCACCACTATAAACATATGTTGCTTGAATAACATCCCTACGATTACCAGAATTTATTGCAATTCCACCAAGTAATGTAAATGTATTGTTTACATAATCAATACTATAATCTGCACGATATGTAACACCAGTAGTTGTTCCAGTCTTTGGTGCATTTAATAAAATTCCATTATATCTAACCTCAAAATCTCCTTGTGTTTTTTGTGGTAGAGGGAATGTTGTTTGACTTGCTCCAACACCTAATGAAATATTAACATATGAATAAGAAAGTGTATATCCACTTGAATTTGCCTTGAAATCTTCTTGAATATACTTATAAACGTCATATTCAATGCCCTGCGCAGTATCTAATGCAATATCAACCTCTTTTGTGTTAAGTATCAACTTACTATCTTCTTGATAATATTGTGGGGTACTATAATGTGTTCTGGTGGTTGAACCAGTTTGCATCCACGATTTTTTATTGTCAACCGTCTGACTTAAATTAAAACCTGCATTACGAAAATTGTTCATATATGCTTGACCACCATCTGTATCACCAGAAATCTGGAAATAAAATGATGATGACTCCAGAGGTGCTACTGGATAACCTTCAGTATCATAAGGTAATGAAGCATTAGGGAAGTCCAATTGACTTAATGTCACAGTATTTGGGTTAATGATTCCATCGACTGTATATACATATTCTGTAATATTTATAAATGGTTCAGGAATTCCTATTAATAAAAACATCGATTTTATTGCCTGACGAGTACCCTTAGACTTCCAAAAATAGCTGGTGTTGTTTATAATTCTTCTCCAGAGTTCAACATCAATTTCTGCAGGAAGTATGTCTTCATTTAAATTTCTTTCATTACTGTCAATAGTTAAAAAACTTTCAACCAACTCTGCCTCATTTACCAATGAGAAATAATCCCATCCAAATGTTCTTGATAGGTTCTTAACCAATTGGTCTGGAACGTTATTTAATTTATCGTATGTAACCTTATTGATATACACCAAAGAATCAATAAACTCCCTAATTTGGTCGAATTCACTACCATATATTCTCAATAACTTTGTTATTTTACCGTCTTCAGTATAGTCATATGTCTTAAGTGACGCAGGAGTTAAAAATCTGGCAATTAAGTCAGTTTTTACTTTATCGTATTTTGCACCAATAGTTAATGCAATTTTCAAAAACTGTTGATATGATGGTGTGTTAATATCTACATTATAACCGTCAGAAGTATTCCAAAGCAATGTTGCATCCGCATATGTAATAGTACCGTCATCAAGTAAAGTTGGGTCTTTTAGCGTGAACTTAAAACCATTTACACCATCCCTATTTGAAACAATAAATTTTTCATATGGATTCAATAATGCTCGATATTCCTCAAAAATTAGATTATTTGGTTTAATGTGAAAACTTAAGAAACCTGTATTACCTGTTCCGTATACTGCAAATGGATTTCCAGTAACTTGAAATCTTAAATAATTTTTTTTAAGATTATTACTACTATTAATTGTATTTCCAGTGAAACCAATTACTGGATACGATGCATCGGGTTCAAGTGATGTAGATATAACATATTTGCTATATGAAACGTTTAGATTTTTTAATTCCGAATTATCTGGTACATTTTCATTTCCATTATTGAACACAATACCAAATGTATTTACTGTACATCCTGTCGGAACATAAAATGTACTAACGTTATTCACAACATCATATGTAAATCCTGAAAATGTTTGAACACCACCTTGTCTTTTCTGAGTATTGGCGTACAAACTCCCGGGGTATGCCAATATAATATTTTGTATCGAAACCCTTAAGAATTCGTATGCTGAACCATATCTAACGAACGTATTTAAGTCGGATTTATCAAGGTTTAGTACCGCATTTGTAGAATATGTTTGTAGTATCTGTGACTGTGTATCTGTCACACCCATTGTTTCTAATGTAACTGGGCGAACAAAAGAACTTAATGTGTTGGTGTAATCTATAGTAGTCTTACCATCAAAGTTTGATGTAACGAAAAACTTACCAAACGAAAATATCGTACTGGAAGGAGTGTCGTTAAAATTAGTACCATTTAGATTTTGGTTGAGATTTGTGTTTGTTACTTTTACTTTTGCCACAGTCTTTACGATTTACTATAAATACGATAAAAAGAAAAATCCCAATCTATTGGATTGGGATTTCTTCAAATTAATTCAATATCAGTGATTATATACCACTAATAACGTTATCAAAGTTTTGTGATTCGTCAATATTTGTTCGTTTTTCTTTTACTTCAAACAATGGAACATTATTAACATCATCTTTTATTTCAAATATATTAAACTGTTTGGTTATCACCCTATTTGAATCGTAATATGTTAGAATACCATTATCAACATCCTTAACCTGTTCACCTGCTACAATATCTGAAAGTGTATCGATTGTATTCTGAACCATATCGACTTCAAGAACCAATGGTGAAAAGAATGTATTAGAAATTATAATTGTTTGATTTGGATTTCCAATAAATGGTGATGCATTTGGTTTAACATCTGTTGAACTGCTTGGAGTTAATTGTAAGAAAAGTAATGAACTACTGTCATCAAATTTATATCTCACAGTCTTCTGACTTGTATTTCCAACATTACCCTCAATTACACTAACCTTATTTGATGTAACTACATATCGTACAACATTTCTTATCTTATTGTTTGTCTGTGGGTCGATATATTCAATACGATATCCTTGCAATGCATTATTTGCTCTCAATGCTTCTGGCAATTGATTACTATCGAGCACAATTCCCTTAACACTTGGTAATGATGATAACACACTACAATCAATTATTGTCGTAGTTACTTTTTTCGGCTTAATATATATTGTGTAAATTCCCAATTGACTGAATACTGATGCTGGAAGTCTTAAATTATAAAGTCCTTCAAGTAAGTTCTCATTTCCAACAAGTTGTTCATCGGTTGGTAAATAATTGTATGTTAATATCTCAGAAGCAGTTAGCTTGTAGATTGTATTATTACTAATTTCTCTACTTGGAGAATAGCTGTAATAAATGTCAATATCATCGATACTAACGTCTGAGGGTCTTATTGTTCCGTATGTTCCTACTGCCATTTTATGTGTTATTTACTATGTTAAAGAATCTACCACCAGCATATGTAGTTAAATCACTTAAACTTCTTATATATTCTAATCGATAGTTTTTATCAAATGCTGACAATTCTTGTCTTATTATAAATACATCATCAATAATTTTTGGGTTACTGATTATGTTTTCTTCATTCGGATTTTTTTGATACGGTACGTTGATGAAATCAGCACTACTTTCACCCTGTGCAGCCACGCTATATGTGGTAGTCACAGCACTAACATTGTCGATGTATTTAATTCCTGCGATATAATACGTTACACTAACACCAGATACTGAATTGGTGAAATCAACGCCATCCACTGAGGTACTGCCACCACCAACATATTGTTGAGTAAATGGGACACCAATTGCATACTTCTTTAATTCGGCTAATCGACTATATGATGTTGTACCAGTTACCATAATTGATTTTGCATTACTTCTAATTCATATTTATCAACCAATTTTCTATAGTATGGAAATTCAGTTCTTATTTTATTTCTCATCAACGTAAGATTTTTATCAACAAATCTTGTATCAAACCACATGTGCGTATATTTGTGAATATTAGCACTAATATCATGACCATGTTCACCAATAGAGTTTTCTGATAATATATCAAAAATTCTATATTTATTACGTATTGCAACAAAATAAAGTGTTAATTCCTCTGTAATTATTGATGGACGAAAACTATGTAAAGCATGTGTTGGGTCAGTATTCAATAATTCATTATTCAATACTCCCCGATACAACTTATCCACAGCAAGAAAATACATTGGTTGAACATGTTTTTTCATTCCAATTGTACCACAACTCGTAAATCTACCATCATATTCACTGATATCAATAATATCATTTTTCGATAAAAATTCCGCATTGTCTTTCACAAAATCTTGAGTTACAACATTTACATTTGCAGGTGTAATATCTTGAACAATAATATCATAATCTCCATCAATATATTCTCTAAACAAATCATCAAAAATAAATACATCTGAATCTACGTGAATAAATTCATCATTAATTATTTTCATTGCATCTACTTTATATAAGTTCCAAAACATGAAATCATTTTTATTTTCCATTAAAATAATTTCATCATATGGAATATATTTTATAAATGCATCGTATGCAGTTTGATTACATACCATTGTTACGTGTCCATAATACTTATTTAATGTCAAATAACTAAGTAAAAATGAATAAAAATTTAGTGACACCTTATTATTCTTAGTATATGGACTACCTTCCTTAAATAGTGCAAATGATTGTATTATTTTCATTAGTCAACATATAAAATTGTTATCCACCCACGATTAATTGATGGGTCATTATAATATTGGTTGGTTCTATATATACTACCAGTTCGAGTATTTAATGTGATGATGGCATCTTGCACACCACCACCTTTAGTAACTTGAATAAGTGGAATACTTGACCCACCAGTACCACTACTATCACTCAATAACTCAAAAAGCTGATATGTACCACTACCTAAATCATCACTTCGAATTATCACACTACTAATTCCCCTTATTTTATTATAAAAGAGTGGATTACCAACACTAAGCTGCGGTGATATAGATTTTGTTGAATCTACAACATCACCCATATTCCAAGAACCGATTTCAACTGTAATGCTTTTAATTGGATTTGAACCAGTAATCCATGTTTTCAAATTACCTAATGTAATATTTTTTGCTGGTTCTGTTGCTTTACCATATGCAATATTCATCGAAGAATCGGAAGGTTCGGATTCCTGAACTAAACCAAATAATTTTTTTTCTGCCATTTTTTACATTATAAATATATCGTTATTACTGTCTGTAAATACATCATCGTTACTGTCAACAAAAATATATACAACAGTTTCTTCTGTTTCTTCTGTTTCAACTGCATCAAAAAATCCAATATCATGTGAGTCTTGAGTTAACAGGAATTTAAAATAATAGTCCTTAGTTAAATCAGGAATAATTACAGTACCACCACTTGTTGAACCAGTAGTCACTGCTTGAAGCACTCTCTTTTTAATCACTTCCATTATCCAACTTTTTTTCTCAATAAAACCTTAATATCTTTTTCTGGATATTTGATTTCAAACATAGAATCCTGTGTCGAGTATATTGTGTTATTAGTAATTGCAATTTCACCAGTAGTTGTATCCGAAATACCCTGTGCAATAGTATTACTTGAATACTGACCACCGACCATATTAAATGCTTTAATACTAATTACGTTGATTACACCATTTGCACTGAGAATCTCACGTTGAAGCGGTCCCAAAAACACGTCTTGGTTCATTTCATGTGTATTGATGTTGAAGTAATCCATGACAAGTGTGATAATACTATTGGCAATCGTATTGTCAGTAATGTTTTCAACATATGCATCGATTTCAAATGCAAGATTATATATTTTACCGTCTTTAATTTCAACATAATCATTAATCATTCTGAACTGCGTGAGATATTCAGCAATATTTCCTTTTAGTAGTGAGTTACTACCATTATAAAGTTTACCATCAGAACCAATGTCAAGAATTGAAATTACTACCTTATTATTTTCTTTGAAAGCATTGGCACGAAAGGGAGAGCCGAACTTCCCGGGCATCTTATAGACCTGTAATAAATAGTCAGTCAGTGTTACATCCCTATTTTGTGCAGAGAAATTATATTTAATCAATTGTCTGATTTGCTCAATACTCAATCCATCGTTTCCACCAATTGCTGGGATTGGATTAGTCGTTTTTAAACTTCTTTGCACTGCCTGATTATAGTCCTGACGAGAACCATTTACAGATAATTCGTATGAACCAAGTTGTGTTAGAACTTCTGAACCAATATTTGAGTTAACTCCACCACCTGTTCTATATCGAACAAATAATGTATAGTTTGCTTTTAATTTTTCACCTAAAGCCGTGTTATTTAAAAAGTTTTCGAGAAAATAGCGATTGCTAACACCTTCTTTAAGAAATCCGTCTTGAAAGGCATTCACATCTGCATCACCTGAACCAAATGTTAATTTACAATATCCTTGAGGTGTGAATTCTTTTATGAATTTTTTTGTTACATCAATCCAAGTTGCTGCCTTTAATCCATCTGAATTAAGATTCACTTGTGAACTTGAACTATCTTCAACAAAAACTCGTTGTTGTGCAAGATAATCTACTTCATAATATCTATCGTTGAAATTATAAAATGCACCGATTTCTGGATTACTAACGTAACTCGTACCTTCCAATAAAATTACACTTTCAATTTCAATTACGTCTGGGTCTGGAAGTGTTATTGAAAAGAATGGTACTATGTCTGATGTGCTAATACTCTTTTTAAATACGCTTGTACCACCATTTAATACAACTTCACGTTTAGTGACAAGATAGCTCACCGTAATTCCATTAGTGTCTAAATTAGGCACAATTCTTCGATTAGGGTCACCAAGATTACTAAGTGGAGAGTTCCAATCAATGTTATCTTGAGTTTCGAAGATTTTTCCACCACCAATTACCTGTGCACCCTTTTTCAACACTGGGTAATATGAAGCATCTGGTTTATTTCCAAGTACTGGAATGACAACAGTGAAATCCACAACAGTAACACTCGGTCTTCTGGCTGGAACATTAAAACCCATATTCTTTGCAAGATTTAGTATTGATGACTTTTGTTGAGCATATTCTAACTGAGTTTCTTGAAATACTCTGTCAGTATTGATTGATAGGTTATTTGTAACACCAGCATTAAGGTCAATAAGCATTGCACCAACACTTGAATCAGTGAAATCTGAAAGAACTTCAGGATATGATTGTTTAATTAAAGAGATAAGGTCTGCTCTAATTTCACCGAAAGTCCTGCTTCCATATTGTATTACATTTGTTGTAGTATCTGTAGCCATATTCTATATTTTAAAAATTTAAATCAATATTACCTGTTTCACTAAGTGCACCTTCATTATATTCAAACTTTACGTTAACGTTTAATTGATTCTCAGATATTGGCTGCTTATAATCATCCATCAGCCAATTAAATGAAACTGATTTTATTTTAATCTGTGGAATATATTTTGAAACAGTATTTTTAATTTCTTCTTCAACCATGCTTGCAGTGATATTATCGTTAGGTTCGAAGATAAATTTCAATAAATTCGTACCATATTCGGGTTCACAGTATCTTTCATCCTTTTGTGTCAATAATAATAACAATAAATTGGAACTATATGAATCTTTAGTTACACGATTCATTGATAGAAAACCTCTTGTAGTATTATTATCCTGAAATGGAAATGTTACATTATATGAATTCATTCTAATCGATTTTCTATAAATACTTATAAATAAAAAAATCCCGACAATTTTGTTGTCGGGACTTGTCTGAACCTTGTCGGAATTATATTATTGACCAGATTTTTTACCACGTTTTCCTTTGGTAGCTGCCTTTGACTCGTCTTCTTCCTGTTTTTTCTTGTCGAAAAGACTTTTAATTGACTCGTGCAAAACAATAATGGATTCGTGTCCATATTTCTGCAACACACCAGTATGTGTATTAAAATTTGGTTTCTCAAGAGATACTGCATCACTATCGCTAACACTTACACCTGCAAGACACTCAACGATTGCAATTTCTTGCATTTCTGGTGTTAACTGGTCGAGAATTTCCTCGTTAAATACCACTGCGAAGTTCACACCATCAGTAAGAATCTCAACAATATCGCTTGTCTTAACGATTTTGTACAATTCTTTCTGTTTGTTGTTACACAATACTTCAAACATTAACCATTGAGGAATGCTTGTTTTGTTTCGTACTTCATCAAATAATGTAATTACATCCTGAGACGCTTTTTCAATTTTTGCCATAAAATTTGTTTTTAATTATTAATAGTTGAATTATATTTAGAATGAATATCATCAATCTTTTTTGATAGTTCAGCAAACATCGGGTCTTCCCCATCAAGTTCTTTTTCAAAACTATCTTCAAGTTCTTCGCAGAATGAAAGCATATCAACAACACTTGCCTTAACCATTTCTTCGATTTCAACAAGAGTTTTTAACTGATTATCAACTAAGTTCATCAGGTCTGCCTTGCGCTTGATTTCTGCATCAGCAAGTCTAATTTCTTCCATTTTTTTCTCATACTCAGAATTGAGTGATGCAGCCTCTTCCTCAGTAACTGTCCTAACACCAGCTTTTTCAAGACGGTCATTAACAGTTTTTTCCAAGTCTTCAAGGTCTCTTTCACTCTTAATACCACCTTTAGGTATTTTACTGTCTGCAAGTGCGTTAATTTCTAATATTTTCTTCGCTGCTTCTGAATTAAATTCACCTTTATCAACAGCGTTTTTTAGGTTGTCTAAAAATGATGCCATATTACTATTTTTTATTGTCCCACAGTCTGCATTTCAATTCCTTCGAATTTCCAGACTTCATGAGTATCGTTATGTTTTACTCTTTTAATTAATTTAATGATTCCAAATCCAGTCAGTTCACCATAATCATTCTTCACAAATATACTCTTAATATTCGTAATTTCCTTAAAAATTTGAGAATTTTCATCAATATCCATTGTCTTGAACTTCAATGGTATAAAGAATTCAAGCTGTCTGAATTCAAATCCAATCTTCTTTACGTGTACATATTCTGTTAGCTGTTCAATTTTATTTTCAATGTTTTCGTCATCACGATGTGCTTTAATTGGAAATTCAAATTGTTTGGATTTCTTAATCATGTCTGTGACTTCAAATTCAACGTCTTCCTTAATGCTCTGCTCCACAACATCGAGTACCTTTACAAATCCAACTTCAATTGGTTTATTATTGAAAATATAGAGAATTTCATAGTCATCATCCTTAGTACGTCTTTCTTCGTATTCTGCGGTGAGTACTTCACCAAGAGTCTTGCCAGCATGTTTATGTTTGTCATCGAAGAAACCATAATGCTCATACCTTCTACCATATTGGTCTTTCATACCATAGCTTGTACCATATTTATCAGCAGCAACTGCCATTTGATGTGGTGTTGCGTTTCGAATAAATAGGTCGGCTTTTTTTAGTATTTCATAGTAATCCTGAACATACTTTTCGTCACGCTTCCCAGCGTAAAACTTTTCAAGCAATGGATTCCTGCTACGCATTCGCTGCGTGTGATTATTCCTTTCACCCAAATTATTGGGGTCTGCTTTGAGAATTTCATGTTCGGTGTTATACAATGCAATGCTGAGGTTAACCAACACCAAATGTATTTTAATGTAAATCCAGAGCAATATGTTTTGAAAGAACTTCTTCATTATTTCTTGGTTGTTGTCACTTGAGGATACTTTTTCATTACTCGTTTATTTACATCAACTGCCTTCAGTAAACCCAGTGCAGTTTTATTTGACATTTTGTAGTCTGGAAACAACTTCTTAATCTCAAGAAGTTCACGTCTTAATGCCAAGTCCTTGAAAAATAGAATAACATATACTCTAATTGACTTGAAGTATCTAAGTAGCCTTTTATACCAAACAACTTTTTTTCTTCGTCTATAATAAATTTGGTTAAATGCATGTATCGCATTGATTGGAGACAATACTCGTTTCTTCCAAGGAAGTGGAATTGTCCATTTTGGTGCTGTTTTGGTAAGTTCTTGTTTTAAATTAAATAAATATAATTCAAACGCTTTTGCTAATGCTTCTTCAAAATCCTTATCATCAGGTTTAGCATAAATATGCAATCTAACGAATGCACGAATTTTTTCCAACTTACTATCTACCAGTTTATCGTATTCAACTACCGATAGATGTTTTGGCTTTCTTTTTAAAAAACTAAATATTCTCATGTTATTAAATTTAAACTATTGCTAATGTTTTTGCTACTGCTGCTTTATAAAATTCAGCACGCTTCTTTGTAACTTCTGCCAAATTATATTCAACTTTGAAGTCTTCATATAGTTGCTCACCAAGTTTCTTACGAAGGTCAGCATCTAATATTAATTTTTTCAAGTACTTCTTCCAGTACTTATGTGCGTTCTTTTCTGCGGGAATTAATATACAATTTTCCATATGTTTACCATGAACGTTATATGGTGGAATATCGCTGCATACGATTGGAAGTTTTCTTGTCCAGCATTCTACCTGTTTCAAGTTTGATTTCATTCGATTAAATTCGTTATCAGCAAGAGGTGCGATTACAATATCAGTTTCATCAAGTACTTGTGCATAAGTATTGGCTTTTTGTGTCCAACGTCTGCCGAAATTACCCTCATTTTCATAGGTTACATTTCTTTCGTAATTTCCAAGCCATTCGATATAATCTTTATTGGTAATGTTTCTATGATTATCAGTAAGAATGTTTTCATAAATCAAATATACACTCTCTGTTGACTGAATATCTCTTTGTTTTTGGTTAAACACTTTATCCCTGTATTTATCTTTCAATGCCTGTGGTATTGGGATTAGATTAATATCACCTTTGGACTTGTTAATCGCTTTAACAACATGATTAGTCCACAATCCCATTTTTTGCAATTCATCACCAAATTCCTGATTGAATGTAACGTCAGTAGTACTACCTTCAGTATCCCAACCAGCGATAATTACTTTGAACCTGTCTTTCAATTCTGGGTCAGAATTAAGTACATTAAACACACTTTCCAGTTGTTCAACGTCACCCATGTGAGAAGAACCTGCCATATATGTGATTCGAATTCTACCATCTGGGTCTGGTTTCCAGTTATTTTGGAATTGTTTCATCCATGTAGGGTCAGTTGAGTTATAAAATACCTCAACATTATCTTTTCCAGTTACCTTACGGATTTCAGATGCAAAAATATCTGTAGTAGTTGTAACGTAATCTGCAATCTTTAAGTTTTCAATGATTGGAACATGCAATTTCTTTTCAAGATTCATTGCATAGAATGGATGTTTCTTATGTAAGTTCCAGTAGTCATCGATATCCACCATCAATATTGTACCAGCTTTTCTCAATTCACTTGCAAGTGCTAACATCTGTTTGGTTTCACCCAAAAACTGACGATGGTAATGAATGATATGAAATGTTTTTAAATAGTCAACTATTTTTGGGTCATTGAAATCCAGTTCAGGATTTATCTCTACGTGAAATTCATCACTATGATTTCTATCGAGTTCAGTTGCTGGTGTTAGTGTTCTAAAATAATTAACCCCTGCACCGTCAAGGTTATAAAATAAGATTCTGATTTTGCCGTCCATATTGTCTTTATAAATAATTATAAAATAATGTAATTTATTATTAAATACGTGAAAAATCGATAAATCTTGAATAATCTTGAAATAATAATGAAAAAAGCCAACATTTAGTTGGCTTTTACTTATTTGATAATCGAATATTATTAGGCTTCTGTCTCAGTTTCCTCTTCTTTTTTACTTAGTTTTTTTTTATTGAATGCTGTCTTTGCTGCAACAATTTTTTCTTCGTCATCATCTACCACGACAGATTTTTTCACTGTTTTAGGTTTAGCTTCTTCTACTAACTTAGTGAGTTCAACTGTTCCAATTTCAGATACTGTGATTAGGTTTTTTATTCTTAATCTATGTACTGATAGTGGAAGTGAAGGCACTGTTAGAAAGACGGTTTCCCCCGGTTTCACAGCAATTATTTTCTTCGTAATATTATCTACATATTCAACATTAAGTACTGCGTTGAAATTGTGTTCACGTTTTCCAAGACTGTTTGTTATGTTAGTAATTTTGTATGTGCACATAGTTTTAGTTATTTTAATCCTTGGATTAGTGTGTCACCGTATTTGATTCCATCATAACCCATTTTTCTTGCTTTTTCTGCAATAGCTTTATTTTTTAAATTAATTGAGGGTGAATTATATTGTTCACTTAGTTTTTCAAAGTTTACGTGTGGAAACCAGCTTTTTGCCAAAATATCCACAGGCTGTTGACCATCTTTATATGTAACGCCAAGTGAAGCAGTATCTAATAGATTTTCAAAATCAATCTGATATTTATCGAATCCTTTTACTGGCTTTAGAGTAAAAAAGTTTCCAACGATTGAGTTTTCTTTTATCGGTTCTTTTCGATATGCAATAATTGATTGCTGATTGGCACTCGGAGTTTCAGTCTGGACTGCAAGATTATCTTCTTCTAATGAAGATAGAAATTCGCTGTCACTAACTCCACTATTGATTTGATTGTCGGAATTTATTACATCTTGTCCAACAACCTCTTCCATATTACTTGACTGCTCGTATTCGTAAATGTCCTGAATCTTATTTAAAACTCTACTGGCATCCTTGTCATTCAAGTCAATTTTAACTGCCTTTATTTTAATGTTATCAAGTAATGCACGAACCATTCTATGATGACCATCAAGAACTTTCATGTCATTGCTAATCCAAATTGGATTCATGTCATCGACATTTACATGACCAACTTCATCACTAAATGTAATTCCTTGTGATGGTTGTAATTCATTAGGGTCAACTTCTGTTGTTTCATAACCCACACCATCATCATCAAGTTTTTGTAGCACAATATCAAATGGTGCACTTACTTGTGGTAAAAAACGTGGTTTATATCTCATGTCAATCATCGTAATATTTTTAATATAAATACAGATGTTTTATTTTTCATCGAAACAATATTTCCTAATAATAGCTTTTAATCCCTCAATATTAATTGGTTTCTCAATGAATTGTGCAAAACAACTTTTATTTTTCTCAGAAACTGCACCATAAACACTATATGCTGTTTGTGATATTATTGGAATTTCTGGATGTCTTTGTTTGATAATAACCGCAGCCTCTTCTCCACCCATTACTGGCATATTAATATCCATTAGTATTAAACAAACATCTGAATACTTATCACAATATTCCACCGCCTGTAAGCCATTTTTTACCTGAATTAATTCAATATCAAATTCGTTCAACATTTCAGTAAACAGATAGAAATTCATGTCATTATCTTCGGGAATTAATACTTTTTTCATATTACTATTTTTTTATAAAACTCGAAATCACCTCATTTACAATGGTAACTATTTTATTTTTGGCTTCAAGCAATGATAGACTACCACTTGCAGCCAAGTATATATTAAATACTATGTTTTTAGGAATCATGTTACGAATACCCTCATATGACTGAATATCTGTATCACGGTCATCATATACATTAATCTCTTCAATGCTTGGAAACTCTTCTAAATACCTTAAAATTTTCTCACCCTTCGTTCTTTCACTACGCTTCATGTCAACCTTATCAACACGAATATTGTTTTTATTTAAGACTGCTTCGAGTTGTGGGCGTAACTTTTCCATACGTGATGTTAATATTATCACATAAGTATCTGGTGTTGAAACCTCTTTTTCTAATTGTTTCAGCACGCTTGGAAACGGTCTGATGTCAAAAACATCTAAGTCAAGGCTTTCAGGTCTGCCCCACCAGCCTTTATGTGGATATGGGTAACCCATTTTATCTTGCCATAACTGTATGCCATTCTCTTGTTCAGGAGAATTCATCAGTGTTCCGTCAAAGTCAAATGCTACTAATCTTTTAATCATAAATCTTTATATGTCATATCATTAATTCCAGCAACCTCTAAACAATATTCAATAAATAATCGTTTAGGTATTAAATAAAATGTCATATCTTTTGTAACACCATCTTCCTGTGTTACTGGATATTTCCTTTTATATTGAATTTCATTTGGATGATTGTTGATACATGTCCTAATCATATCCGTTTTAATTAAAAACATTTGAAATCCATCGCCAATCTGCCAATAATCAGCTTTCGTAATCAATAATCCAGACAATCTACCATTACAACCAGTTTCAATACAAATATTACCAGTTTCATTAGCCTTTTCATCAAACTTACATTCAATAGTTTTTTGTTGATGATTTTCAGCAAAATTACCATCATGAAGTATTATATCATAAAAGCTATATTCACTTTTAATCTGATTTCTATATGCAAGTGGATTAACCTTTTCGTTAATATCTTTCAAACAAAAATCTTCAAAATCAAAACCAAGTTTAGATGATTCTTTCCAATCTGCCATATTATTTTCTTACTTGAGTTACAATTCCTTTCAATACAAGCGGAAACTCAATTGGTCTCCATTCAGTTAAACTGTTTGACATCATTGGCTTACCGCCACCCTGCCTATTAACTGCTAAGGTAATGTGTGCTTTCTTGTTGTTAGTTGGGTAGCCATCCACACCAACTGCCATAACCTTATCATCTATCGCATAATCAACAACAGTTAGTTCGATTTCCTTATCCAAATCCTGCACATATTTAGAATCAATTGCACCTAAGTTCAAAGTCATATGATGTGCAATAACTTCCCAACCTTCGGGTATCATTTTACTGAAAACCTTAATAAGTTTCTGTTTTGATGTTTCATCAAGAACGATACCAGTATATGCAATATTATTCATTTCAACGTTTTCGTTAAGTACATCCCTATCTGTCAATGCCCAGAGCAATTCTTGTCTTAGCTTTTCATCACCAACTAATTCAACAAATTCGTCTTCGAAGAATCGTAAAACAGACTCTTTTGAAGGGTCTCTGAATCTCTCACCTTGATTCCATTGGTCATATTTTTCGATAAAGAAGTCTACATTAACTTCCTGACCATCAGCTTCCCAAGAATTTTTAGGTTCAGAGAATCCATATTCATTGACATCATTTTTGCCCAACAAAGATAGTAAATCTTCTTTATTATTTTCAACAATATCTGAATAGATTTTCAATAACATCATTTTTTGTGCATCACCAATCTCCTTACCCTTTAATCCTAATTGCATTAAGTCATTACCATTTAAAGCAAGTTCATTCACAGTCTTTGGGTATTTACCCTGAAGTAATTCCTGTGCTGCAGTTTCAATTGCAGTTGGCAGTATCTGGCTTTGTAACGATGGTGGTGAAATAACAAACATATTGTGTGCAATAGTTCTTGCAACAATACTGTTTTCTGCACTGGCGTTATCAAATGCCTGTTCAAGTGCTTTAATCTCTTTGAATGAATCAATATCACCCTTTAGTTTCTCCTTGAAAAATGCAGCAGGATGCTGCACAACTCCATATGTCATAAGAAATATAAATTCACCCATAGTTCGCACACCGTCAAAATCTCTACGACCAAGCATTGAAGGCTTGATTTCATTACCAAATATCTGCTTAAATAAACCTGTATTTGCAAGCAACTCAACACCTGTCAATTTATTACCCTTTTTGATTATTTTATCAAATTCAGTCAAAATTCTTTCAGGTGCAATTTCTTTTACACGATGTGCATTATCGATTATCATTTGCATAGTCTCTGGCTCAATTGTAAAACCAAAACGACTTGCGAAAGCCACCATCCGAATCATTCTCAATGGGTCGTCACTAAATGCATCTGGATTGGCAGCAGATATTAATTTATTTTTGATATCATCCAAACCACCCAATGGGTCAATAAATTTTCCACTATTAATACTAATTGCCATTGCGTTCAGTTTAGCGTCCCTTCTGATTAGGTCGTCTTCAATTGGCAGATTTTCATCACTTTGAACATCAAAACCACGATAACCGCCTTCACCGTTTGGCATTTCTTTACGAGGTAATGCTATATCATAGTCAAGTCCATCAGAATCAATAAACTTAAGTACACCAAATGATTTACCAACAGCATCTACTCTACCAAATTTTTGTAGATGTGCAATTAATATATCTATTGGCACATTTCGAACAATTAAGTCAATATCCTTATTGGGCTTATTTAGTATAAGGTCTCTGGTTGCTCCACCCACAACATAAATGTCTGATTTTAAATCAGTTATTAGTGATTTAATAAATAACTTTTGTCTTATATTTAATATAAAGTCTTGTATATTACTCATTTTAATTCTTTTATTAATGTTTTTTCACAATAATCGAGATTCTTTTTTAAATCATTTTCCCACAAATATATTATTTTAAATCCTTTTGATTGTAAATAATTTAATTTTCTTCTATCACGATTAATATTTTTTTCTTGTATACTATCAAACGAATTATAAAACTCAGGATTGCCATGCCAATAATCTCCTTGAACTTCAAGAATTGTATCATTAACTACAAAGTCACAATTATAATAACCAATGTTTATTTTTTTTTGATATGTTAAACACAACTTAATTAATAATTTTTCTGCAATTTTTTCAGGTAATGTATCGATTTCCGAATATTTATCCCTTTTAATAATCCAATCTTCTCTTAATTTATCTTTTCTTTTTTTTAAATCTATTTCATTTAAATTATTCCAATAGTCAATAATACCTCTTTTAATTTTCAGTTTTATTGTTTCATTTGGTGAAATACCTTTATTGTGTGGTATTTTCCCATGCATACCATTTTTTTCGCCAGCCAAACCAATTTTACCAATTTTATCTATAGACAGCTTTTTTTTTATGGAATTTGATTTTTCAACACCATAATAATCATCATATGTTTTGCCACTTATCTTTGACGATTTTCCATACATGCCATTTTTTTCACCAGTACTTGCACTACGTCTATTAGATGCTTTAACATCAACATTACGATAAAACTTTAATCTTTTTGCCTTAACTTTAATTGATGTTAATGTTCGTCCACTAAAATAAGTAATTATATCAGCATCATTTGTTTCAGAATAAATGCTTCTTAGTAAATTTATTTCCAAATCATTCCATTTGTTTCCCATAAATATAAATAGTATAGAAGTGCACGAAATATTCTAAACGGGTCTATTATTTTACAATAATAATTTAGCCTCATTAATATTATTTAATATTAATTGTGTTTCACTAACACCTCTCTTCTTCTCTATGAAGATTGCATCATGAGTTTCGAGAAATTCATAATCAGGTGGTAAATTTTTCTTAATATATTGCAAATATAGTTTAAATCTTCCTCTATCTTGCACATGCATCGTATTTCTTTTTGTGGGTTCAATTTCAATGCTAACTGGTTTTGTATTAGCAATGAAGCCTTTCATCACCTTTAATAAGGTTGCCATTACTCTATATAGCTTGCCTTTATTCACAACAACATTGAAATTATAATGGTCGGTATCAGCATCTTTAGTACCAAATGCAACATACCATTTATTATCACCTAATGATTGTTCGTTAAATATGATTTCATAATAATCATTATCTTCGGTTCGAAACGAATATTCCTTTTTATAATCATCACTTCTTTTAATCGTAACATCATATGGTTGAGCATTGCCCTCACCAGTTTCATTTAAAACGTTTTCAGATATATAACTCGCCAGTTTTGCTTTATTATCTGCACTATTGGTTCTGAACATGTCACCACCATCAGGATTTTCATATGCCAAATATATTTGATTATCACCATATTTAATGCTGTCAAAAAACATGGTTTTCAACACGTGTTTCACACGTTTCTTATCGTAACCATTAATTGATAAACTACCAGAGAATCTATCTTGATAATATTGATATATAACTCTTACCCAACCATCTTTAAATGCTTGTTCAAATACATCGTCAAGCATGAAAAGATTTGGGTATTTAGTTCGAATATATTCTGCATGTTGTAGTTGTGGAACTTGAATAAATTCATTGCTTGGTGATACCCATCCCCAATAAGTTTTATTATATGGAATTGATGCTTCAGTAAGTGGTTTAATATCTAAGTTACTGATATCACCCTGATTACAAGCAGCACTTGTATTACCTTGACCACCTAACTTACACTTTTTTTTTACATTAACAGTACTGCTCCCCGCCATTGATGACAAAACCCTTTCAACAAGTTCGTCAATCGTATATTTATCTTGAGTTGCATCACTTGCATGACGATATTCTAAATCTTCATTAGTTCTGATATTATTATCAGTCATTGGTGATGTATCGTTATTATCATACACTGGAAAATCATCCCTGCCTATTGAATCAATAGTTGAGAACTTAGAAGTAGCATCTTCGGGAATATATAATAGATTATTATCGTCAATTGGTGGTTCAGGAGTACCCATACGACCACCTACGTCAAAATATTTAAGAACACCATTTTTATATCCAAGATTTGCTATTACGGTATAGTCATTTGACTTAATACTAAAGTTATCCATTTCTTGTTTGATGTTCAGCAATCCAATGACGTAATCATATGCAGCTTTTCTGTCGGGTTCTGAAACATTTGCTTCTGGATTAGCTGTTAGAATTTCCTTCGCCTTTTCAGCCAATGTGTTATAATCAAAATTTCTTCTCATTGGCTTATAAAACATATTAAGTCCTTGATTTGGGAATATCAATGCAAGGTCTTCATCAAATTTTCTAAATCTTTCGAGTGGTTTTTCATTAATATTTTCTTCAAGTAATCCAAAATATGCTTTATTCGCTTCAGTATCAACAATTTTATATATGTTAAAAATTTCGGGAAGATATTTTGGGTTTCCTCTCATTAGTTTTATTCCAGCATCTGCTTCACTAACATCTGCAGTTAGTTTTAACACCAAATTATCATTGATTTCAAATGCAAAACCATTTTCGCCCTTACCTAATAATTTCGGAGTAGTTAATCCTAATTTCTGTGCAACGATATTTGCCATATTCGTTGCATAATTTGCGTCAGATAAACTAAACATTTGAACATCAGGAACATCGGCTTCATTAATAACATATTCCTCATGATTTAGTTGTTCTTTCTCATAAAACTTCTGGGAAACAAGGTAATCTTGAAGTTCCAATAAGTTATTGTAAAACAATTTTTTGTTTTCAACAACGTTAAGGGTTTCTTTGATATTATTTACACATTCATTGAACTTGTCAGCTAAGAATGGTAGATTAGGTAAACGTTTTTCAGGATATTTATTTCTGTTTTGAACATAGTCAATGAATTCTTCATTCATTGGTTCATCACCATCGCCCACACCTTGTGGAATTAATGCCCACATTCCACGCCTTTGGTCTTGACCAACATTACCAATGTCTGAAAGCATATCATCATTGCCATCGGCAAAGTTATACATTTCATACATTTGATATTTATTGGGTTTTCTTTCATAGTGTGATGAATACACTTCATCACTTAGACCATAATCAGTTAGAACGATTGATGGTTGACCATCACGAAGTACTTCACCATATGTACTTGGTCTTCCCATGTCACCTGCGTGTTGACTGTAATTAGCAATCAAATCGCCAATCTGTGTTGCAAATTCATTTTCCCAGAAAAAATCTGTTAGTTCTTGGTCTTGACGATGAATTGGTCTACGACCCTTAGCTTGTGACTCATAATTACTGAGAAAGTAATATAGGTCACTAAGACTTGGAATACCTGTAAGTTCTTTTATTCTTCTTTCAGTAACTTTTTTTGCTTTTTCTGAAATTATCCACGCATTATCATCAGCACTTTCATAAACAATTGTAACAATATGTTGAGTATCTTGATAACGACCAGTATCCATTTCTGCACCATTTTGTGCAACACCTTTAGGATTTTTAGCCAGCTTTAGAACTTTCTGACCATCAATATCATAAACGATTCTACCACTACCACTACCAATTCTTTGTAAGTTTCCATCAGCAAATTTTATTCTACCTGCAAATGAGTTGATTTTAAGTAGTTCACTTAAGATATTTTCAAGAAATTCTGCGTATGTCATGTCTGTATATTATATTCATAAATACAAACTTAAGCTAAAAAAAGTGCAATGGTTATTGCACTTTCTTTTTAGCGTTAGCTGCTTGTATTTCTCGAATTGTATCATATACAAGCGTTTTTATCATTTCTTTGTTTTCTGTAAGTACTTCTTTGATTCTTTCAACGGCATACATTTCAATGATTGTGCTTTTGATTGCTTCTTCGAAGATAGGACCGAGATTTTCACTCAAGTAATTATTTACAGTATTCTTAACATTCTCTGTAAGATATGCTTCATTAATCTGCATTGGTTGTCCAGCATATTGTGGATTGTTTTGCATTGGCGCACCAATTGCTGGAATTTTACCGAAATTTTCAATTGATTCCGCAAGAGTTTGTTTACGTTTTCTTTCCAAATCAAAAAACAATTGTTCATCCCTTTCAGGTGACATATCTACTTGTCCATGCTGTACTGGACGCTGTTGTTGTTGAACAGGAGTTTCACTAATTACGTGCTTCTGTGCTTCGCCATGTTTAGCTGCAACCTTATTTTCAACGATTTTAATTAAATTGCTTGAAGCAGTATCTCTGCCAGTTGTGTATGCTGTCAATAATCCATTTAAGAATTCATCACGTGGTTTTATACCACTACCTACAGTTTCTCCAAGTCTTGATGAAACCATATTTCTTTCCTTCTTACGGCTATCGATTTCATCTTTTATTTTATTTAAGTCAAGAGTTTTTGCCATTTTATAAAATTTTATTATTTTTTATAAATACGTTATTGTTTGAAAAAAGTCTTTATTTTGAATGGTATTGTAGTGATTTTTTCTTCTTCCTTCATAATTTTCGAAAATCCTTTATCCATATCCTTTTGTTTCTTTTGTTCAATGCCAGACTGTGCCTTGTTTTTAACGTCTTTAAAGAATTTATCATCTGCTGGTGCATTTGCATTAACAATCGAATCATAAAGATAAGGTAAACTTCCTACAATTGCAGAATCAGGAATGTTTTTTGTTCTAACATCATTGGTAGTTATTAATTGAAAATTGTTTTTATCGTCAATTACTACCATGTAATTGCTAAGGCTTTTCTTATGAAACTTACTTGCAAGGTCACGTAACTTAATAATATCATTTGACGTGATTTTCTTCCTATTTTTATTACCTCTACGAATACTATTCCACACAGCTTCCTTATCAGGCATGCCAGTACTTGGAACTTCTTTTGAATATTTGTAATCAACATCGGGTTTAGTTTTTGTAGAAACATATGCTTCAATGCTTGTCATATCATCATCACCACCTTCATGATAACCTGCAGGTATCATTACCGCACCATTTGAATCGTGAAACTTCTTACCAATTGGTAAAATTTTCGATATTTTATCGACTCGGAACATGCGCCACCCCGGTTTCACACCCTCTTCATCAGACCAAAAATCGTGATTTTGACTATCAGTACGTGTTGGTCTATTGTCGAAATGATAACTGTTTTTTGGATTATCTTGCCATGCTCTCAGTACTTTATTGCCAGACTTATTTGTGCCCAAAACATAAGGTCTTATTGTTCGATATCCTTTTGGTGTTTTTTCATCACCAGAATAATATAAGTAAATCCATTCATGGTTGTTTATGGCATCCACAAGAGAATTTCCACCAACGCCTTCTGAAACAAGATGACGAAAGTTTTTAATGTTTTCGAACAATAATTTTTCCTCAGTTAACATTATGCATTTCCTGAATTATATTCTTTATTTTGATTATACCTATTACTTGCAAGTAATGCATTTCTTTTTTCGATATCAAGTACTGTTCCAACTGAACTTGAGGCACTACCATCTTTAGGGTCTCTACCTTTCATGTCACCATCTGAAATTGTATCTGGTGTACTTGGCAAATATTCCTTATTTACTGTATAACGTGCAGCATTTTGTGCAAGTGAACAATCATAATATTCCTTACTTATTGTTTCTAATCTACTCATTTTAGTATTATTAATTTTTTCTGTTATTTACTATAAATACAAATTATTCATATTTTTTAAAGACAAGTGTAATATATTCCATTAAATGTGGAACAATATCCAAATACTTCATTTCACTTGTATCATACCATCCATAATTAGTATTTTCGTCATTAAGTTCAATGTCGGTTGGTTCACCTTTATACCTGCAGGCAAAAATGTGTTCAACACTATCTGCATTTCTATGAATACTAAAAGATTTGACAAACTTTTTAATCTCCAAGCCAATCTCTTCTTTAATTTCTCTTTCACATGCTTTCTGTGGGGTTTCGCCCTTTTCAATTGCACCACCAACAAGTGCCCATTTATTTGGCATCCAAATGTCCTTATTGTCTGCCCTTTTTAATAACAATATTTTATTATCATCATTCACAATAACAGCCACTGCGTTCTTTTTCAGTTCTTTCTTTTTCTTTTTATCCTCATTCAAACGTGGTGTTTGATATGGTTTTAGTTCAGAATTTGGGTTCGATGTCATGTCCTGACGTACTTGTTTCGCCCTATTCACCCCATCCCTTTCTTGATTTAATTTTGACTCAACAAATGCTTTCATTAGTTCACCACCTGCAAGACCATACTCAATATTACTTGAAAATCCGTTATTATTAAAGTCATGCTTCAACTTTTCCATATAGGGGTATGTAATACCATCACTACCACCATGAGTTAAAATATGGTCAGCTTTTTCACGTTGACCATCATTTGGTTTATAGGTTAGTATCATTCTTCGAATATATTCAAGAATATTTGAAGGAACGATATACTTGTTATTATATAATGCTTGGTTTGACATTACTTGTTCTCCAACAAATTAATTAGCTTATCAATATCTTTTTTCTCCAGTTTGTTAATCAAACCAGCAATTTTTTCGATTTTCTTTTCTCTAACTTCTTTATCTTCAGACTTATTTGATATTTCATCCTCGCCTTTCTTATCAACTACCTTGTCTTCAACAACTGCTGCTTCATCAATTGGTTTTACACTCTTCTTAATGTGTGACTCAACTATATCAATAATTACTTTTGCCCAAAAATCCTCAATTTTTGTGCGTTCATTTGAAGGATTTTCTTCTTCTTTTTTTGAAAGAATTCTGAATTCAGATTTTAGTTTATTTGGATTTCTGTAATAATACTCTAAGGTTTTCATGTACATTTCGTACATGAGTTCAGTCCAATCTTTAATTTGTTCTTGTTGACCCTGATTTTCCTTACCTTCCATGAATGGCATAAGTGTAAAGCCAAAGCGACCCAACATGTCATATCTGAAGGGTTGTTGACCTATCTTAGCATTATTGTCAGTAGTATTGCTGGCAGCACTTTCCAAGTCACTACCACTTGTTGGAACAGCACTATTACCAATTAACTCACCATTTGAATCGATAATTTCAAGTAAGTCTTTCTTTTTTAATTTCATCTGTGCACATTTTCATATAAATACTTAATAATATCAATATGCACCATCCCCACCATCATCAACATCTAAATATTCACTTGCCTCGTCATCAACAGCAGCATCATTACTTTCCATGAATGTTTCGAATGCACCCTTTGCTTCGGGAATATCTGCAAACAATTTTTCCATAGTATATGTCAAGTCAATGTTGAATGCCTGTTTAAATTCAATAAAATATTGTGATTGTTTCTTGGCTTTAGATTCTAAGAATAAATCTCTATCAGTTTTGACTGTAAGTTCACTTTCTCCCAAATCGTCAATTTTCTTCTGATTTTCTTCTCGGATTCTATCAAGTTCTAATTCAACTTCGCTTTTAGGTATATCAACATTGCTTCTAACTACCTGAATATAAACGTCATTATATAAACCAACGTGATATTCACTACCATCTTTAACTAATACTAAATCACCATTACTATAATCATCATTGATTGATTTAATTTTAGGTTTACCACTTGCTACCATCTTTTCATTAAGGAAGTCCAAAGCGTTCTGATAAATTTCATAGTGAACATTATATTCGTCACGCATTTTAAAGCCATTCCAAATATTTCTTGGGTCATAACCAGTTTTATTCCAGAAATCAACTTCCAAATCTTCTAAGTGCATTGCTTCATCATAATTGTCAGAATCAAAATTCTTCAACTCCAATTCATTGTGCAATGGATTGAATTCGAATTTTTTTAACTCACCTTGCTTATTTATCTTGACAAGCATTTTTTTACGAGTTTCTTCGTCAAACCCTACTAATAGGGTTTCAACTCTCGTATTAAATGCTGCAAGATATTTTTTATAATTGTAAGTACCTGTCATATTCGGATTATCCTGCAGGTCTTTTGCACTAATTAATTCGCAACGCAATACCACTTCACCAGTTTTTGTGTCTTTCTTCACATCACCATGTGATTTCATAGTACCTACGTTAACATAATACACAACGCTATCCAATTCAGGTTCTTGTGGCATATAATTGGCAACCAATTTAGCCATTACATCAATGTCATTAACGTTTTTAATCTTTTCAAGATTAAATTCTGATTTATGTTTTTCAAACAAGTCCCTTACGATTGCCTCACGTTTCTGGATTAACAATTCCATGTGTGCTTGGGCAGCTTTATCCTTACCGTTTTTATCACTACCCCTGTTTTTATATGACTTTAAACTTATCTTAATCTTACTTTTACTCGCAATTTTCTTCAATGGAATTCTCATGTAACGAATATCTTCAGCATAACTGTTGTAATATTCCACGAATTCCTTGCCTTGCCCATGAAGAATCATATCCAAACCCTTATCAATAAAAGTTTCAATATATTCTGGCATTACCTTTGATTTAATGGTATTACCTGTCAACTTAATCTTTTCCTTCAACTCACCAGTTTTCTTGTCTTTAACAAGTGCCAATGAACCATAGTTGATACGTGAAAGGTTTAAACATGAAATACTATCACCATCATCATCAACACTCATATATGGTGCTTTCATTTCTTCCCTGTTGTACTTTTTGATAAGTGCTTGAACACCTACTTGACCATCATACTTCCACATGTCTTCAATAAGACCTTCTGGTTGGTCATAAAGTACACCATCATCAGTTACTCTAATTGTAGTCGTATCTGGTATATGGAAGTTTATACCGTCAGTAACTGCAAGCAGTGCAACCAATCCATATTTACTAAACCAATCAATACCATGTCTTAGGTGTAATCTACCGACACAAGTAATTCTTGCAGCACATACGTTATCAGACCAGTTGAAACTGATATTTGAACCCAACGCACCAAACAATGAGTTATTCAAAATCTTGATAGGCAACTGTTTGATTTCAGACATTAAAATTTCTGCCTGAGTCAACGCATTATTTATGTATTTGATGTAGATTTCAGGGTCAATTTCTTTCAACAATATGACCTCTTCTTCATTCAATTTTTTCTTTTTAGCTAACTTCTTGTAAATGTTACGAGTGGTTGTTAAATACAACAACAATTTCTTCATAACACCTGTTATGTCAAAAATCGGGAAGACACCTTCAGTCAACTGAATCATTGGATACAGTGAAGCGTAGTCAATCTTTTTAATCCTTTTTGTATATCCAGTCTTGAAACATCTTGCCAATCCACCACTAAACTTCTCATATTTATCTGATTGTGGAATAGCCAAGTCGTTTTCATAACTCCAAGCAGTCAACAATAAGTTCCAAACCGCAGCAGTTCCCATCGTACATATACGCTGATATGTGGTAGGCACAATCTTTGCCAACATGAATGATGACTGATTGTAGAGTTCATCAACATGTTCGGTTTCCCACAAGTCATCGAGCAAGTATTGCTTAACAAGTTTTTTACCACCAATAAAGTTTATCATACCCTTTGGTAGTGCCTCAGTTCTGAACCAGTCTACAAATACCTTTGACTGATTAAGACATTGACCTCTTAATCTTTTATATTCTTCATCGCCAATAATGTTTTTATTAACCTGAAGTTTATACAGGCACTTAGCAACATCCTGATATTCATCAGGCACTTGAACATATTCGTTTTTATCGTTAATTAAGAAGATTTTATTTTCGAGATAATATTTACCAATTGCACCATCTTCTCCCTCAATATATGTTCGGTTTGGCTTGGCAATCTTTTCAAATTTAGATACATACTTTAAACCAGTTTCTTTCAAATCAGAGTTAACTGATGCAGTACGTTTTGCAGCGTGGAGAATATCAATTACAGAGTACCCCCACATTTCGGTTGCTGTATATTTGTCGGCAGTATTACCATACTTTACCGATACATTACCTCTTCGTTTTAAATGATATCCTTCTTTAAGACTTGTTGGAACTTCATCGAGTTGCATTTTTAATATCTTTGCTCTACCCAAGATAAAGTCAAAGTCAAATGTTTCACTGAAATATCCAGAAATTACTGCAGGTTGTAAATGATTAATCAAATTAAAGAAGTCTTGAATCATCCTTATTTCAGATTCATCATCATTTAATTTGGCTGGTTCAAGAATGGTTTCAAAGCCTCTATTATCCCTGACACCAATCAAAATGATTCTCGCTATCTGATAACGTAAACCAGTGGTTTCAATGTCAAAGGTTAGCTTGTGAACGTTTTTATATTCTTCATATCCCTTAAATAATCTGGATTGTGTGGAAATAAAGAATTGTTCAGTAGTTCTTGGTGAATAAAAACAATCTCTGTATAAGAAAATCGGGTCACCCTTCTTATCTTTAACGTATTCGCCACTTTCATCAGTTAGTTTTGCATAGGGGTCAATACCACCATCCCTGAAGTAACTCGTGATGTCATTATACGACCTACTACTCGTCACCTTATAGCAGTAACCATCAACCAATCTTTTCTGGTTACCAGTCTTTAACTTGGTGATTTTGATGCCATACTTTATCCTTTTACTTTCTTCGATACCATCAACTCTGCCACTATACAATTTATATCCAAGTTTTTCCAAATCTTTCATATACATGAAAGGTTCGTACTTGACATTTATTGTTTTTGGCTTCTGATTGGGTTCATGAATAATACACTCAGCAATATTATTCCTTGGGTCGGTCTCAACGTTAACCAAATACTTCAAGTCATTGTTGTAGCCTTCGAGAAATCCTTTGATTTCTCCCAAGACCTTTTGTTTATCCATTTCCATGATTGATTATTCCTTCGTTTTAATTAAAACATATGTTAATTTACACGTTTTTTCATTGTAGGTATATTTCCTCTTACCTATGACGAATGTATTGTTCTTAAGAACTTGTTCGGTACGTTTCGGAAACATACCTGATAACCATACTGCAGTGATTGCATTGTTTCCAATAACCTTAAAATAATCGTTTTTACTCGTTATTTTGAAATCCAAATGTACAATATCATTTTCATCATCCAAAACATTTTGTAAAAAATATACAAACGCATTATAAATATCTTCCTGTAATTTCTTATCAGAGATATCTGCATCGAATATAATTGACTTTAATAAAAAATCTTGGAATGGATTTTTATTCCATTTGTGTAGACTTCCCATGCTTCTCTTTTATCTTTTTAATTACCTCACTCAGTACTGATTCACCGACATTTGAAGTATAATCCTCGTTATCAATCACCTTGACAATTTCCTTTCTCTTGTTTTCGATTGCAGAAAAAACATAATCATCAATTGTATCTGGAAATATTAGTACATATATATTAACGGCATTTTTTTGCCCGATTCTATGACACCTATCCGCAATCTGGTCATAGTCTCCAACACTATATGGAAGTGTCATAATGAATAGCTTACTTGCAGCAGTTAGTGTTAGTCCGTATGTACAGGTTTGAATGCTGCCAAGAAAATCAATAAGATTACTATTTACATCTTGAAATTTTTTAACAATTTCTGAACGTTCTTCAACACTCTGGTCACCAGTATGAAGTGCTGCAGTATCACCAAGAAGTTTTTTTAATTCATAAAGACTTTCTTTAAAAAAATCAACTACGATAACCTTTTCACCTGTTTCGTGAATATTCTCGATTAATTCAATTATTCGCTTGATTTTAAGTTGTGCTAAGTATTGTCTCAATCGAATCATAATTGTTAGTGGATTACCCGTTGGATGTAACACAAATTCATTTGCAACACCTTCTTCAATTTCTTCGTAAATTCGTTGTTCATCGTCAGACATTTCCAATATGATTCGCTGATAAGTTTTATCAGGTAAATCCTTTAAAACCTCTGATTTCCTCTTTCTGTGAGTATATGGTGCAATCTTATGATAGAGTTCTTCAAATTTCTGTTCCATTGAATTCGTAACATATCCCCAGCCACCACCTAAATCATATGACATTCCACAATAATATTCGTAGAAATATTTTTTTGTTGCAAAATCTTCTGGAGATATTTCATGTAATACCGAGTATAATTCATATGCACGATTTGGTGCAGGAGTACCTGACAAGAAAATCTTACTAATTTTTTCGTTTCTAAACATTTCTTTTTTAAACGTCTTACTAAAATTCTTATAGGTATTCGCCTTAGTGTTTTTTAATTTTGATGATTCATCACAAATTACCGCATCAATATTATCAATACCAAGTTTCTTCCATTTAGTTAAAAACTTTTCTTTACTACTTGGGTTGAAGAAATCATAATTAAGTATTATATATTTAGCTTCTTCAATACCACAATCATTCTTTTTCCAATTAACAATGTGCGCAGTACTTTTTGTGAATTTTTTCACTTCACCATAAAAATTAAACTTTAATGAATTTGGTGTAATAACCACAACTCTTTTAAAACCATTCATTTCTACATAAAGAATGCTCGCAAGTGTTTTACCAAGACCCATTTCATGTGAAATCAACGTGTTACGTGTGGTATTCATGAATAGTGCTGCTTGAAGTTGATGGGGAAATAATTTTATTTCAGGATTTAAAAATGAATGACATTTATCTGAATATTCAAGATATTTAGTTTCAAGTTCTTCTTTATACTTAACCCAATGTTCTTTTTTGATATTGAGGTCGGCAATGAATTTGCGCTTTTCTTCCTCTGTAGTTTCAATCTTCTTGATTTGCTGAATGAAAATCTTACGACTTTCATCGTTGCCGAAGTCAAAATGTATTTTAGTTGAACCCTTATATCTTTTAATTAAAAAGTATAGTGATTCTGTACTGACTTCCCATACCATCATTCCAGCATTCCACTTGCGAGTATCTTCAGGCAAGTTCTTTATTCGTTGAATTAATTGGTCATTAACTTGGAATCTGAGATAATATGCTTGTCTCCTTGAGATTCGCTCACAATGCACTATAAAGACAGGAGTTTCTTGCATAATTAATCAATATCATGCAAAGATAATTAAAAAAATAAGATTGTCAAGATTAAATTACAGTAGTTTTTGTAATTCCATCAGAAATAATGATATTTATCTGACCCTGAGTTGGTAATGTGATTTTTCCACAGTTTTCACCAAGAAAATCTATTTTAAACTCACCATAAAATCTACCACCTTTTGAGGTTTGCTTCAATTTGAACCTATATGTTAAGGTATAGCGTTCTTCATCGGGGTTATTAACTCTGTCATTATTAACAACAAGATTTGCTGCAACGTTAGCAATACGGTAATTGCCAGTACTTGCATCTATCATCGAGAACGTTACTGCACAGTTCTCCAACATATCATCACTGATATCATATTGCTCTCTTAACTGTTGAATCAATGGGTATTTCAACTCAGGGAGAGTGCTGTCTTTCTTAATAAAGAAATTGTTAATATCAAATGTGCTGTAATTCATGTTATCCCTTTTCTTCTGGACTCATACTTGCCATTAATTGTTTTCTATCTGCACCAATTGCTTTAACTCTTTCCTTAAGTGTTGCAGCAATACCATCACCAATTAGACCTAAACCAACTGCATCGAAATTGCCAAATGGATGTCCACTAACTTCAATATAAAATCTGAAAAGTATGTAAGAACATAAAATTGTTGTTAGATATCTTTTCCAGTTATCCATAAACCAGAATTTCCAACTCCATTTTCTTGGAGTTGCACTGCTTTCAACGTCACGACCACTGGTTTCTGTTAAACCATATACAATATAGCCAATCACAAAAAACCAAAGGTATCCAAGTAATTGAACAATTGTATAATCTCCGAAAATATTTTGTAGTAATTCTCCCATATCATTAATATTTATTATAAATACCGTCAACTAAGATAGAATATAGTATAGACCTAAAATTATCCCAAGTTCCTTGAAGTAATGTTAATCCACTTTCTTCCAGACCTGCACCAACATAGGCATTTGTTGACATTATATAATCCAATAATCCACTTTTTTTATCACCCATTTCAATACCAAATCTACCTAATTGAGTAAATTCATAAATTAGGCTTTGCGCATCATCAAACAATTTCTCACAATCAGTAAGTGATAGATATTGTGGTACTGCAAATTTCAAATAATACATTCTTTGATTTGCGGATTCGAGCAATTTTGCATGATACTTATGCCAAGCAACCAATACAAATCCCTGTGCCTGTTGTTGAGTCATGCCTTTGGTTGTCATTAAATAAATCACAGCATTAGTTGGGTCGTCACTGATATAATGTTTGATTGCAATGTCCTTTTCGGTATTTGTCATATTCGACCAACCTTTGGTTTTGCAAAGACTTTTAATTCTAAATCTGATACACATATAGTCATTTGCAACGCCTTCTCCAAACATATCCCAATTCACAATTGAACTAATATCCACATAACCATTAGTGATGGTTGTTCCGCTAATAATTATTTTAAATGCAGGATTGCCATTTAAATCATCGGTATTCCAAGATTGGATGTCAATGCCTACGGTTTGACCGCTTATTTGATATGCTAATAATTGTTTTTCCATTATTCTACTCGTATTAATTCAATTGTTGCATCTGATGTTGTTGTACTATTTGAAGTACTTTCACCCCAATGGTTAAATACAATAGTATTAACTCCTGAAAGTGCCTTATAAAATATTCTGGTTTCTGGACGAATATCTGTAGTATCACCGTTCTCAATTTCCATTGTTGTTCTTGTACCTTGCGCAACACCACCAATAGTTACATTAAACCTTCCTGAGTTTGCTGCACTATTTCTTGACCATACCCAGTGTACAACAATTTTATATGTACCAGATGGTAAATCAGTTGTTGTCATAGTTACTTTAGCAACAGGTGTTGTACTATTAGTACTTGTACTTGCCAATGCAGAAGCAAGTTGATATTCTGTACCATATACACGAGCAGAAACTGTAGCCAATTGTGTCGATGTAACTGTACTAACAGCAACCTTACCACTACCGTCAGAAATTAATACTCTATCAGTCGTTAGGTTTGATGTTGTTATTGTTGTCGCAGCACCAGTTATTGTTGCTTGCCTTGAAGTATCTACTGGATGCACATGGTCTTGACGTGAATATCTTAAACTTGTACCAATTGTAACACTACCATTCATTAAAGGGTTTATTGCACTTGCCTGACCAACAACAAATGCAGTACTTGCTATCTGTGTTGTACTTGTATCTGCTGCAGCAGTTGGTGTTGTTGGAGTTCCAGTTAATGCAGGACTTGCAAGTGGTGCTTTAGTATTTAATTGTGTTTGAATTGCAGACGTTACTCCAGCAACATAACCTAATTGAGTACTTGTTACTGTACTTACAGCAACTTTACCGCTACCGTTACTTATTAATGCTCTATCAATAGTTAAATTCGATGTTGTAATCGTAGTTGCTGCACCAGTTATCGTATCTTGTTTTGTTCCAATAAGAATTGCAGTTGCCCCACTATAAGTATTAAAATTGTTGATAGTTAAATATGTTGCAGGTACTGTTGTACCACTATAAGTATTGAAATTACTAATAGTTAAATAAGTATTTGGCACAGTTGTACCAGTATATGTATTAAAAATGCTTTTATCTAATTTTAACACATCAACATCATCAACATATTTTTTTGTGATAATTTGTAAATCATTACTAAATGTAGGCTGGGATTGATAACTTTGTATACCAGTCAATGCTCTTGTACCATCAGTTCGTAAATATTGTGGATGGTCATCATTTAGTAATCCAGTTAAACTACCATGATTAGTAATTGTCGTACCACCACCACTTTGTCCACCTTCTCTATCATGAAAAGGTAATGGTCTAATATCATATATTTTTCCAGTTAAATCCAATTCTTCAGCAACGTTAACAATATATGCCATTTTAATTGAATTTTGATTTAACTGAGTTGGAATTAGTGGTAATACACCATTTAATGCCTCATCTTGGGTATCATAATACGTTTGAGCAGGAAAAAATATTAATTGACTATCAGTAGTTCTTACTACCAAAGACTTTACATATTTTCCGCTTGGAATTTGTGGTAGTGAAGCATCGATAATTGCAGTACCACTACCTGTTGAACCCAAATACGTGAAATTCGAATAAATATTGGTTTGACTACCTGTCCAAGTAACATCAGTAATAGGTATACTATATGTGTGACTATCACCAGATAAATATATAAAATTATCTACAGATATTATCGATGTTAAGTCTGAACTACTTGTCATTATCGTGCTTCCACTGGTGAAATTAACAGTATATCCAGTCAAAGGAATGTGACTGTTTTTAGTCACATCATTCCATCTACCCGTTGGTATGATACCACCTGAACGGACAAATGCCCAATTTACTTCAACTCCTTGGTCAGCAGAAATATAGATGTATTTATATTGAAGATTACTTGCCTGATTTGCACCGATTTCTGGTAAATCAATATTAAGTAATCCAAACTGTACTTTACATGGTGAACTAATGATTTTACGAGTATTACCACTCATTAATTCAATATTACCTCCATCATCATATATAAAATAACCTAATCTTAGGAAGAAATTAATTGTTCTTGCAAGTGAATTCAAAATAACACAACCACATTGAATAATACCACCAATTATTGAGCCACTCCAAAAGAATGAACCTAATCTTATATTGTGAATACCATCAGGATTACTTGTTGAAATCTGAATTTCTGAGTTAGTATCAACATATACGTAATACGTACCTTCAACATATTCACTAACATCAATAGTAGTACCACTCCAAGTAATAATACTATGATATCCAGTATATGAAATATAACCAGTTCCACTGAAAACAATTAAATTTGTCGTATTTAACCCACTTAATACAATTTCTGGACTAAGCCTACCACTGCCTTGGGTGTCTTCGATATAGTCTGCAATTTTATTTGTAAAATCATCGACATTTGTGCTGTCCCAATGCGGAACACTGATATTAACATCTTCAGCATTACGAGTTTCTAAATCAGCAAGCGTTGAACCACTAAAATCAATATTATCCCAAGGAACAGTAGAACCAGTAAACGTATCGAAGTCCGATTTAAGTGTTAATAATGGATTATTCGTTCCACCAGAATTCCATATATAATCATTAAGCACAACATTACCCAATTCAGTAGTTAATGGTAACACAGGTGTTCCAGTGAATTCTGGACTTTCTAAGAAAGCAAATGTATTTCTGGTATTACCAGTTGTAGTACCATAATATTTATTACCTAAAAATTCCACTGCTCCTGTTTGTGGACTACTAAGAAGTGTTCCACTTGTGAATTTCAACGGAGCATTACTACTTGTACCTGCTTTAAGATGAATTACTGCTGTCGCTCCGCTAATGCCGAAACCAGTATTACCACCTGCTGTGATTCTTACTTTCTCAGTTGGAAATGAATTTGTTGCGGTATTAAACAATAAATCTCCATCATATGAACCAAGCAAACCAGTACCTGTATATTTACTTACAATTGAATTGTTTGTAACACCAGTATCTGCTACACGTGACCTAAACCAAATATGTCCGAGTTCATCACCTGTTTCAACACCATCTGTTGTAGTTAATTCACCTCTGGTCTTAACAATTGCAATACCAGTACCACAAGCATCATTAGATGTTAATTTAATTCTAAGGTCTGCAGCACATGAGGTATTTGAATCCATTTCAACAAGACTTGCACTACCAACAGCAACGTCAAGAAAATCAACAGTACTTATTTGTAACTTATTTAATCTTGTTATTGCACCTCCACCGATATTGGTTCTACCAAGACTATCAACATACATTGCAGGTTTATAGTCAAAAGGTGAACTATATATCGATAATCTTTCATTACCATTTCTACCAACATTATTTAAAAGGGGTTGCTTAGTTACGCTACTTGAACTTCTAAATCGAACCCAAAATAGTTCCTCGTCAGCATCAAAATCTGGTATATCTGCTCGAATCCAAGTAGTTAATTCATTAATACCCCATTCAATCAATCCAGATGTACTTAAATTATTAGTAAGGTCAATATAACCAACATTACCAACTGAAATATCTGTCCAAGTAGTACCGTTCCAATATTCTGTAATTAATGTAATTCCAGCACCACCAACATTAATATTAAAATTTATTGAATTTAATTTTGTTGTGCTACCAACATAAAATGCACCTGATGTGCTACCAGAAATTAATATCGGAACACCTTCGATAATTCTTGATGAATTAAATTCACCAGTATAATTTCTATACTCAATTGTACCTGCACCAATATCATCAACCAACAGTATTTCAGAAAAACTATTTGGATGAATTGAAAACGTGCCTTGCGGTAATTGTGTGAATACTGGTTTTTCCCATGTATTTCCTAAAGTATGACCAGTTTCTGATAAGAAATACACATATACACCACTTTCTAATAGTATTTCTCCTGTTGAAACAGGTACTGTTGATGTCCAACTACCAAATGTTTTATCTTCATTATAACTAACTCTCCATCTGAAAGTGTCTGGTGTACCAACACCATCAATCTCAACCTCAAAAATACTAATAAAGTTTTTATCATAAAGACCCGTAAATCTAATGTCATCTAAACCACTATTAACATTTAAAAATGCGTATTTATTAACGATGTTGTTTGGTGAATTAATACCAATTTCACCAGTATTTGCTACAACCAATGGCGTTACATCACCATCCTGATTATATAAATACCAGAACCTACCTTCTTCATTTCTATATATTTCAGCAAGCCATTTAACCACACCGTTATCTGCCCATTGAATATCTTTATCTGCGCCACTAACACCATCAAGTCTTATTGCATTTGTTTGTAAACCAATTAATGAATCATTACTGGTATCAGTTCCATATAAATGAACTTGGGTTTCTGGTGCATTAATACCAAAACCAGTGAACCCACTTACGGTATCAATATTAATTATTGCTGTTGTACCATCTGTTTTAGTAATTTGGATAGCAGTTACTGTATCACCAGTTGGTTTTATTCTGTTTGTAATTAAACCCGAACTAAAAGTGGACTCAACATCGGTTGTTGAACCAAATTCAGTAACTTTTTGTAAATTAGTACTACCAGTAAAAACCGAAGTAAGCACATAATCATTAATATTTTTATCATTTCTATAATAACCCAAAGCACTATCCCATGTTAAAATCTGACCTGTTGTTGTTGCACCAGTACGGCTAACATCAGCCATATCACTGATTTTAAAACCAAATTTTGGTGAAAACATTATAACACCATCAGTATTGCCTTCAACTAATACAACACCAATAGGTACTACATAATATGGTGCAATAGGTGGTATTGAAGAATATGCGCCAGCATCAGTGTCAAGATATAGTAATGTACCGCCACTATATCCATTAGTATCAATACCTCTAACTTTACCAAAACTCGTAACAAAACCAAAACTATTATTTGGTATGGTTTGCGTAGCCATACCAAGACTTCTTGGACTCTTGGTGGCATCAGTCAATTCAATTGTAAGTACTTCAACACCACCAAGAATTTTATTATCTACAATACTTACAAGTTGACCATTTAAAATTTCAACACCGCTTTCATTATATGCATTATAAACAAGTTCTTGCCCTATTTGTAACGAAACCTCATCATTAACATCAACCTCAAGTGTTTTATCAAAAGCATTCCAATGAAGTCTACCTACATCATGAGTATGTGTAATTCCAGTGCTCGTATTAAATCTAATTCCATCAAATTGGGGACTACCACCACTAACTATTTGTGGATTAGTTTGGTCTAATTTAAGAAATGTGCTTGTAGTATATCCAGTAAGTTCACCATACGTCACACCATCATTAGATGTCGGTGGTGGTGCAATGCTTTCAAAATACTCATCAATATTTTCTTGACCATTTAAAACAATTAATCCATTATCCTCTCTATAAAAATAAAGTGGTTGAAGTTCAGGGATGAAATAATCGATATATATTTCACCAGTATTTGGTGGTAAAGGAGCGAAACTACTGTCGCTTCTTTCCACCAAAGTATTGTTATATAATGTATTGTATAAATAATATTGAAATGCCATTATTGTAATTTATTTTTCTCTTTAATTAATATCACACCATTTGCTACAGTTGTTGATACTCCAGCCAAACCTGTTCTAAATGCGACTAAATCCAGTATATCATTAGCATTTAAAGACAATATTGTATTAGGTAAGACTAAACTGCTAACAACACCTGCTCTTGCTGTACCAGAAGTACCTACGGTGTTATTTAAAATCGTAACTCCATTAAGTACTAAATTACTCGCAATACCTCTTATGTTATTAGTACCAGTATGTCCATGAGGAACGTGATATGAAACCTCATAATCAGCAGTTTTATTTATTACAATATCAGTACCACCAGTCCACGTAAAGGAATTACCACTATGTGAAACCGAATGCCATTCAATGCCCGTTGCAACAACAGTATTAATGTCAGTACCACCAGTATGAATTAATTGAATTTGATTTGTTGCTGTACTTGCAGTATAACCAGTAAATATTTCAAAATTATTGTCAGTAACCCCTGAAATATAGGTAATGTCGCTTTCAATACCATTGAGTCTTGTATTAGTTGCGCCAGTATATGAATTAAATGTTGTTGTAAGTAATCTACTATTAATGTTAGTTAATGTACTTCCAGAATATGAATTAATTTGAGTCTTATTATAATAATTTGCAGGTAATGTCGTACCAGTAAATGTATTGAAATTACTAATACTCAAAAATGTTGCAGGAACTGTTGTACCACTATATGTATTGAAATCAGTTATATTCAACTTAGTACCTAAAGCAGTTGCTAATGTGCCACTTGAAGGATTTACATTAAATGTGTTGCCAGTCCAAGTAATTGAATTACCAGCAAGAGTTGAACCATTTACTGAAATTTGATTTGCATTGATTGTAATACCAACACCTGCTTGTAAACTCTGTGAACTTGAGAACAACGAGAATGCAAGTGAAGTTGTACCAACAACAATTGGATTTAATGTTGTTAATACCCAAATCGTATTATGAAGTGTAGTTCCACTTTCAATAGGTACTAAGTTACCACTTGTAACTTCACCAAATACTGGCTGACCATCAAAGTCTGCAGCACGTGACCAAGTACTTGCACTTGCAACATAAATACCATTCTGTGAGCCAGTACCTTGATTCTTAACCAAAACTCTATCACCGTTTGTAAGTGTAACACCATCAACTGTACTTAAACCACTGAGTACTATCACTCCTGTTGTAGCTACTTTTACACTTGCTTTCGGAACTAAGCCACTTGCAATTGCATCAACATAACCCTTATCAACCAATGAACGAGTTGCAAAAGTTGTTGCATAGTCTGCAGCATATTGTAAACCTAATTGTGTTGCTCTACTGTCGGTAATAAGTAGATTAGTATCACTTACTTCCAATTTTGTTTTTTCCGCACCAACACTATTGTTACCAATAATTGCAATTGTACCACCATCGCTTTCAATATTAATACCACCAACACCATCAGTATCGATAATATTAATTCCATTAATTGCTTGTAATGTAATATTCTTAGTATTTGCAGTGAAACCAAATGCAGTACCATTAATTGAAGTATCTTTTGTTAACGCACCACCAAGTTGAGCATTACGACCCGATTTACTTAAACCGTTTGTTGCACCAGTAATTGCACCACTAAGAATAGATGTTGAAGTACCTGTGTAATTATTAAATGTTGATTTAGTTAAATATGTATTAGGAGCAGTAGTGCCAGTATAAAAGTTTACTAATGCTTTGTTTGCAAATGTGTTGGGTGCAGTAGTGCCAGTATAGAAATCTACTTTAGCAATTGTTTGATAAGTTGCAGGTGCTGTTGTACCAGTATAGTACTGAACCAATGCTTTATTCGCAAATGTTGCGGGTGCAGTCGTACCTGTATAAAGGTTTACTTTAGCAATCGTTGCATAAGTATTTGGTGCAGTAACACCAGTATAATTACTAACAAATGACTTACTTGCAAATGCATTAGGTGCAGTTGTACCAGTGTATGTTGCAAATGTGCTTGTATTAAGTTTTGTATTTACTTGAGCAGTTAACCCAGTTAATTGTCCCCACAAATCTGTTTGATTTGAAAGCGTACCAGTTATACCACCCCAAACAGCACTTGCATTAGTTTCACCACTAATGATTAAATTATTTGCATCACCTGCAAGTATTTTCACACCGCCAATGGCTGATATGGATTTAAGTGTTACTTTTCTTGCAGAAAAACCACCTAAAGTAGTTCCAGTACCATTGTTAGTAACACCAGTTAATGCCTTATTTAAGATTGGTTGTGTACTACCAGTATATCCATTGAATACGCTGGTATCAAGTTTACCAGTAATTGAAGCAGCAGTTAGATACTGACTATGACTATGCGCAGATTCGAATGCACCTAAAGTCGTACCACTTAACCATGAAGGTTTATCACTAACGTCAATCCATGCGATTGTTGCACCACTTGGCATCGTAGAATAAACAGTAATATTATTACCTGTTTTAAAAATTTGTGTACCACCGCTACCAGTAAAGTTATATGTGGTCTTACCTGTGATTTCAGCAACGCTAAATCCACTACTTTGTAGATTTCCACCTGCATTGAAAACTGGTACTTTATTACTTGCACCACTAACCTTATCGATTTTGGTGTTAGTCATACCAGTAACCTCACCATAAGTAATTAAGTCCTGTGGTGTTGGTGCAGGTGCTGTTGCACCTTCATAGTTAGTTATTTTCGTATCAGTATTTGGAATTACATTTCCCAAACTTACCTGCCATAAATATAATGGTTGTATTTCAGGAATAACGAATTCTGAATATAATGATGCTTCTCCAACGCTTGGGTTATTAGTTGCACTTTCTCTCAAGATTGTTCCTGAATATGTTGTGCCTGTGCTGTAAATTAAATATCTAAATGCCATTTTTCTTGTTTTTTATATTTTATATTATCTTTTTCTGTATTTTTATCCATGAACCATTTGGTACTGTAAATACACTACCAGAATTTCCAATCCTAAATGCCTTAAGTTCTAAATAATCTCCGTTTACAAGAGTTACAAGATTTTCTGGCATTACATTAGTGCTCGAATCATTTACAAAATTTAAACCAATTGAGGCACTGCTTAATGGTGTTATGTCGGTTGTACCATTCTTTCGTATGATAGTTCCAATATTTTTACCACTATTGGAATCATTATAAACGTTAAGTAAGTACGAAATTCCATATGTACCATTTACTCTTACATAAATACGTGACCCACCTGTGAAACTCAGACTTGTTCCAGAAAATGCCTGAGAAGTCCAAACAATTGAAGGTGCTGTAATTAGATTCACATCAGTGTTTCCACTGGTATCAAGTAATTGCAATGCGGTATTTGAAACACCAGAAGTATTACCAGTAACACTAATAACATTTCCTAATATCGAAATGCCTTGACCTGCAACCAATGTGTCTTGTTTACCCTGAATCAACAATAATGTACTACCAGTATATGAATTAATCTGAGACTTATTGTAGTAAGTATTGGGTGCAGTAGTTCCTGTGTAATCAGAAAAGGTGGTTTTATCGAGTTTCGTATTTAAATCGGTAAGATATGCAATTGTACCATCGGAGTTCTGTACCTTCAATTTTCTGAATTGTCCAGCAGTAACCCCAGATGTAATGAACATCATACCCTTTGAGGTATCTACACTATCATAAACCTGAAAGTTGTCTGATTTGAAAAATGAGGGAATATCACCGAGTCTTCTCCAAGTATTACTTACTGAGAGATACATTCCAGCTTCTTTACGATTTAAAACATATGAGCCACTTGAAGTTCTAACAACATAGATTTGTCCACTATATGCACTTGCTGGAGTCGGTAAGTCTGAATAAAGGTTGACTTGTGGATACGTACTACCAGTAGTTGGTGTACTACCACTACTTGTAAAATCTCCACTGAATAAAAATAGGTTTCCAGTTAATAAATCTATTGTAAATGTTGCCATTAAAAGACTTTTTAGATAAATACTAAATGGAAAGTATTTCTACTTAAAAAAAATAAGATTTCTCGATTTAATATTATACGATATTGGGATTCTTAACTCACTTAAGCAGAATATGTATAATCGTATCTGTCATCCCAAACAAATTTGAAACTCTGGTCACCATTAGGAAATCCGAATTTCCAAACATTACCGATTTTCCAAATTCTTTTAATACGCCAATTTGCTTTACCTTCGTTTCCTGTATTCTTGGAAACCCCTACATAATATTCGGTTGCTGATGATTCATCAACAATAGTGATTGGGTCAACGTTATGTACCTGTATGTTATAATCGCTTTGATTTAATGGCATGACTATTTAGTTTAATATAAATACTAATTATTTACTGAGTTTTTCTTCCAACGATTTAATTCTAATTTCTTGTTCTTTTACAATATTCCAAAGAATTGGAATAAGTTGGTCATATTCAACCTTCTTATAGTCAACATCGTTGATTAATACACCGTTTTTAACTGCCAGTGGTAATTCGGTTTCAACTTCTTGTGCCATAAAAACATATTCGCAACAGCCTTCACAATTTGATAATTCATTAAATTCTGCGGAATAACCACATATCTTATTTAAAAACATTGAAGCATTTGTAATTGGCTGAACATTTCTTTTCAATCTACAGTCAGATGCAGGTGTCGCAGTAAATAATTTACCAGTAGAATCAATCCAAACAACACATGTTGCACCACCATTTGAAGGTAAATTACATAGATACATACTACCATCAACAACACCCGTACCCGCTATTAGTTTTATATTACCACCATTACCACTACCAGTATTGTGAGAATTCCCTTGACCACCACAAATACATACATCACCACCACCGCCATCATACGAAGTTCCACCACAAATAAAAGTAGTACCACCTAAACCTGTCGATGAATTGGTAGCACCTTTAACAGTACTACAACGTGCAGCAGTTGCAGATGCTGAGTCACCACCTGACAAGGTAATATCTCCATAATATGACTGAATTGAGCCAGAACTACTTATACAAAGAAATGATGTACTTGCAGCATTACTAACTATAAATCCACCTGAATATATTGTATATAATCCATTTAAACTCATACAAGTTTTCACACCAGTACCATTATCCATTATAAAACTATTAGCAACACCATTAGTTGTTGATTTCAAATATGCACCAGTATCCCAGCAAAAACATCTACTCGTACTCAACTTAATACCTAACGTACTCGATGGACTAATATCAGCACCACTTACAACCCAATCATTAGCACCACAACTTACATTTCCACTTGCATCGATATAAACCAAATTAGTTTCAGTTGATTTTGCAGGTAAACTACATAATGCAATTCTACCTGTAGTAGTACCTGCACCAGCACGTAATACAATACCACCACCTGTACCACTAACACTATCACCACCACAAACTTCCGCAGCACCACCATTTTGAGTAGCTGAACTACTACCACCAATTAATCTTGCAGCACCACCAGCATTAGCACCACTTGCAGCACCACCGCATATATTAAAATTCCAACAAAGATTATTTCCAATAGTAGTAAATTTACTACCAGTATTGACACTAATCCATGACGCATTTAAGAGTCCACCAAGATATATTTGAGGTGAATTAAGTATAAGACTACCACTTGCGCATAAATTAATATTATTTCCACATGCAATAATTTGATTACTATTACTGGTAATACAACTACCATCAGACCATTTAATCAAGTCATTTGCAGGTAATAAAATATCGTCACCAGCAGTAGTTGGACATAAGTCAGTTCCAGTTTTTGTCCAATACGATGCACCACCAGCAGCATTAATTGCAATATAATTTCCATTACATGTTAGCGTAACATTTGTTCCACCACTTAATGTCTTAAATTGTAAATTACCACTATTTAAACTCGTATAAATCGTACCATTACCAGTACCCAAATTTGCTCCACCAGATACTGAACCACCACCTGTTGAGCCAGATATTAAAATCTTGTCACCAACCTGATATATAGTGATTGAACTACCAGTTGCAGCAATACTTTTGAACTGCAATAGATTTCCACCATTTTTACCTTTGTAAATACCTGCACCACCACCAACGTTTTGACCTTGTGTGGTATTGCCGACTAAATTTATGTTTGACCTGTTTGACATATTATCCTGTTATTAATATTTTATATTGTTGACCAGTTGAGGGTGCAGTATCGAATGTAATGTAAATACAATTTGCATTTGTTCTCTGAACATCAGTATAAACTGTTTGATATGGACTACTATTTTTTACGATTTCAACACCAACAAATTGTTTATTCTTAGCGTGGTTAACGGTAAATCCAGTTGCACTACTATTACCAGTAATTGTAAATATTGATAATGACGAACCACCACCTGCTTGCCAAGTAGCGTTACCAGTTGCATCTGCAGTTAACACATATCCAGTTGTCACACCGCTTAAAACTTGTAAATTACATGTTATTAATTTATTATCAATACAAACAATTTTATTAACAAATTCACCATAAATAAGTGAACAGGTATCACAGTTTGCAATATGTAATCTATCTGAACTTCCTTCGGAATATCCAGCACCGCACCCTATTGCAACACTACGATGAATATATTGATTTTGACTAAGTGAATATCGACCTATTGCAACATTATTATTTCCATTAGTATTTCTTTGAAGTGATTGATAACCTAATGCGATATTAAAATTACCAGTGGTATTATTCACCATTGCACCATTTCCTTGTCCAATATTTTCACAACCACTTTCATTACTAAAAACTGCACCATTACCTATTGCAATGTTATTATATCCTGAAATATTATGTACCATTGTGGTTGTACCGATTGCGATGTTATTATAACCATCATTATTACATATCAATGCACTCCCACCTATTGCAATGTTTTGTGAACCAGTTAAATTACAATTAAGTGTACAATAACCAATTCCAATATTCATTCCACCAGAAATATTTTTCCTGAGAGAATCATTACCTATTGCAATATTGTCAAATCCAATCGTATTGGCATATAGTGCACTACATCCGATAGCAAAATTCGTATTTCCAGTTGCATTACTATAAAGTGCTTGATGACCAATTGCCACATTACCACAACCTGTAGTAATACTACGAAGTGCTTGATATCCATTTGAAGTATTGCCAGTACCACTTGTGATGGAACAACCAGCATTAACACCATAAAATGTATTTCTACAAATACTTGAACCACTTGCAACTGTTCCACAACCTGCAACGGTTGAGCCAGCAGCAAGATTTGACCAGCCTATGCCACTACCACCTATACCACTACTACTTTTAACAACCAAATTACCATCAGCAATACCGTTTTTAAACCAATATTCAACAATGCCTCCTGCCTCAATAATTCCAACAGTTAATCCAGATACACGTGTACCTGCAGTGTTAGTGAGTGCTGCACTCGTATTTGCCCACGGTCCGTATCTCACATCGAGATTAGATAATGCATTTACTGGTTGAATTCCGAAAGGGAGATTTAATGCCATTTTTTTATTTCTTATTAAGCTACTGTTATTACATGTGACGTAGATGTTGAATATGGAATCGCTGGTTGCATTGCATATAATTTATATGCACGTGCATTGCTTCCAATATCATTAACATTAAACGAACCATTAATTAATATATACTGTGATGTTACATTTAAATTTAAGTTACCTGTATCGATAACCGAAGTAATTGATTTTGTATTAGGAATCGCTACCGCAAACACAGTATTTACTGTACCAGTTGTTAGTGTAAAACTATTTGTAGTTGCAAAATTGTTACTACTTAAATTTCTAACATCTGTCGATGTCGCAGGCACTGCTGAAGAATTACCCCAGAATTGTTTTAATACTGGTGTAATTGTTCTTGTAGGACTACTAACCGTACCTGCAACAATTTTACCTGTTGTATCAGGAATTCCAAGATTATTATTTTTTGTTGCACCACAAGCATAACTCACTTTTCCAACATAGGATATCGAAGAAGTAACATTACTATCAGTTACACTATTGTTTTGAGAAGTTGAGTAACTAACTGCATTACGACATAATTCATATCCAGTTACTGCACCTGCATCACCTTGTGTAAAACTTATATTTGCTGTTGCATTTGTTATAGTAGTACCCATTTCAACTGTCTGAGCAAGACCTGCAGTTAGATTCGCTGTTGGTGCAGTATAAGTTGGAGCTACTGCAATTACTGACATTATTTGATTAATAACTGTTGCTACGGCTTGATTTTGAATCGCATTCGTACTTCCAGTGCTTAAAACAGCATCGACAGTAACGGTATTACCAGTTATTGCATCCCATAAATCTGTTTGGTCTGAAAGTGTACCTGTAATTGTACCCCATGTACCACCACCTGATGAAGTTCCTGTTGTTACAACGTATCCTGCATATGGTAATACCCAACCAGTTGAAGTACTATCGGCAAAAAATATTGTTTTGCTAATATGTGTGTCTCCAGTTGGTTCGGTTGAAGTTAATAAACCCGCAGTCACATCACTTAAAAAGTATGTGGTATTTGCAACCAAGGAAGTTAATCCAGTTATATAACCAGCTTGAGTTAATTCAAATGTTCCACTATTTGGAACTTTGGTTACAAGTCCTAAAATTTCACCATCATATAACCCATTTGCAATTGGCTTATTATATGTACTACCACTGAAACCCACAACATCTTTCACGCTAAATCCATGAGAAGCCTGTGAAATTGATTTTGTTATGTTCTCACCACTTGCACTTGTAACGGGTGATGTTCCACCACTCATTATTATGTCATATAATTGTTTTGATATATTCATACAATATATTATTAACTATAAATTCTATTATTTAAAACTGGTTCTGCACAATAAATCCCCAACTGTACCAACTGTGGCATAAATGAAGTATTTATCATATCTTTGAATAAATCATATTCATCTACAATTTCTTCTTCATTCAATGGATTTACAATCATTATTCCTTTGTCTGCACGTGTCCAAGTTACTCTGTCATAAACCCTATTTCTACTTCCATCTGCATTAAAATGCAATACATGTAAAATAACTTTAAAATATTGGTCTACCACATGTTCCTCTCCTACCCAATATATTTTTCTTTTTAAAGTCGGGTCAACAGGACAACTACTACTCATTACATATTCCAATATTGGATTTACTGGAATTTCTAACATGTCGTAATCCTGCCAATTGGCTTTAACATAAATACCATCGGCATTGGCTAAGTATTTTCCTTCTGATAAATAAATATAAAAATCTGTCGGTAGACTATCTACTATGCAAGTATAGACTTGAATTGGTTCATTAGAAATTACTTCTATTTGATTTTCTGCGTTGGCTCTGATGTGTATCATAACTTATTAATATATATTTGTGTTTAGTATTGAAATGGTATTAGAATTAGAACTTCCATTAACGACATAAATTTTATTATTTACATTATCTAATGAAATACCTGTTGGGTTTAAAAGACCAGTTAGTACAGTAATTTGAGTATTAGTACTGTATTGCATTACTCTTACAATACTACTGGCATAATTAGTAACATAATATCTGTCATTAGGAATGTCTAAAACAATAGCTGCAGGACTATTAAATCCTGTTACAATTCCAATTTGAGTATTATTACTATATCGCATTATTCTTACAGTATGGGTATAATAGCAACAAACATAATATCTATCGTTCGCAATATCCAATGCAATACCAGAAACACTGCTACCAAATCCTGTCACATTTACAATTTGAGAATTGTCACTATATTTAAATATTCTTACAGCACCCACAGTATTCGAAATTGTGTTAGTAACATAATATCTATCATGTTCTATATCTAAAGCAATTGTTCCTGCAAATGTGAATCCACCAACTGTTCTTAATTCGGTATCATCACTATATCGCATTATTCTTATAATAGAACTATTAGTACCCACAAAATATTTATTATTAGGAATATCTAATGCAACACTAACTGGAACATAAAATCCACTAACAATTTTAATTAATGAATTCGTACTTTTCTGGATAATAGTAACAGTACCATTTCCGTAATTCGGAACATAAAATCTATCATTTGCTTCGTCTAATGCAACATCATACGGTTGGCTAAACCAAGGAGCAACATAATTACTCAATAAATTCGTGGTGTAATTCATTATACTAACAGTATGTGTACCATAATTACTCACATAATATTGGTTATTTGGAATATCTAATGCAATTCCAGAAGGATTACTTAATCTTCCCATCGCAGTAGTTACTGTGGTAAATAATGTGTTTGCACTTGCACCACTATAATACATGATACTAATTGAATGATTATTAAAATTAGCAACATAATATCGATTATGTTCAATATCCAATGTGATTTCACCACAGGCATTAAAATTACCTGCTGCAGTAAGTACTTGTTGTATTAATGTATCATCACTATACCTCATTATACTAACCCTACTACTTCCATAATTACCTACATAATATTTATTGTTTGGTATATCCAATGCTATTCCCACTGGCTGACTAAAAGTACCTGCAACTTGAGTCACAGTTCTTTTTAAGGTATTTGCACTTGCACCACTATACCACATAATACTAATAGTATTATTACCCATATTTACGACATAATAACTATTGGTTGGGATATCCAATGCAATTCCATATGGAGTACTAAAACCACCTGCTGCTTGTGGTACTAAATATAATAACGTATTTGTACTATAATCCATAATACTTACAGTACCATTACTATTAGTAACATAATATTTATTATTTGGAATATCTAATGCAATATTTCTCGGACCTGAAAAACTACCTGCTGCTGTAGATACTATTGTGATTAACTTATTAGTACTTTTACGCACAATACTTATAGTATTATTTCCTAAATTTGGAACATAATACTTATCATCATTAATATCTAATACAATATCGTTTGGATTCCAAAATCCCTTACCATTACCGTCAACCACTTCAACAGAACTACTTACCTTATCCTTCACGTTAAAGACATTGTTTCCAATTCTCTGAACACCATTATTCATTTTAATTATGTGTCCCATTAGTATATTGTTGTGTTTAAAATACTTATTGAGTGATTGCCAGCATTAACAACATAAATCTTATTATTTGAAACATCTAATGCTATTGAAGTAGGACTACTAAAACCACCTACAGCAGCACTAATTGTTGTAATTAATGTGTTAGTACTTTTTTGCATTACACTCACATTATCAATAATACCCCAGCCACTATTATTAACGACATAATATCTATCATTTGCAGTGTCTAATGCTATTCCTTGTGATATATTAAAATTACCTAAATTATATGGTACTTGATAAATTAAAGTATTTGTACTATATCTCATTATACTATTAGTACTATAATGATTGTTAGCATTAACAACATAATACCTATCATTTGCAATGTCTAATGCAATTGAACGTGGATTACTAAAAGTACCAGCAACTGCAGTAACTACCTTATCCAAGGTGTTAGCACTTGCTCCGCTATAATACATTATACTTATTGTGTAATTCTGATAATTAACAACATAATACCTGTTGTTTGGAATATCTAACGCTATTGCAATAGAACCACTAAAACTACCAGCAGCAGTACTAACTACCTTATCCAAGGTGTTAGCACTTGCTCCGCTATAATACATGATACTTATTGTAGAGTTACCAGCATTAACAACATAATATCTATTGTTTGCAATATCTAACGCTATTCCATAAGGACTACTAAAACTACCTGATATTACCTTATCCAATGTATTAGAATCATAATTCATAATACTTACTGTACTATTACCATTATTAGTAACATAATACCTATTATGTTCGATATCCAATGCAATTCCACATGGTGTACTAAACCAAGGAGCAACCAGTTTTTCCAATAAGTTTGTTGTATAATTCACTATACTTATTGTGGAATTAGTAAAATTACCCACATAATATCTATTATTTGCAGTGTCTAATGCCATTGAGTAAGTACCACTAAAACTACCAGCAACTGCAGTAACTACCTTATCCAAGGTGTTAGCACTTGCTCCGCTATAATACATGATACTTATTGTAGAGTTAGTAGAATTAACAACATAATATCTATTATTTGCAGTGTCTAATGCTATTGAGTAAGTACTACTAAAACTACCAGCAGCAGTACTAACTACCATATCCAATGTATTAGCACTTGCTCCGCTATAATACATGATACTTATTGTAGAGTTAGTAGAATTAGCAACATAATATCTATTATTCGGGATGTCTAATGCAATTGAACGTGGATTACTAAAACTACCAGCAGCAGTACTAACTACTTTATCTAATGTATTAGCACTTGCTCCGCTATAATACATGATACTTATTGTAGAGTTACCAGCATTAACAACATAATATCTGTTATTCGGGATGTCAAATGTTATTGACTGCGGATTATAAAACCCCTGAGAATTTGCACTTACAATTTCAACAGAACTTCTACTATTATCCTTCACGTTAAAGACATTGTTTCCAATTCTTTGAACACCATTATTCATTTTAATTAGATGCGCCATTATTTAAACATTTTTTGTTGAACCATATGTAATCTAACACTTGCTGCACTACTGATTCCCACGTATATATTTCTTGCACTACTTTGTGGAAAATCAGCATTAACCAAATAATTTAATTGTTTTTTAGTGCCTATCACGATTGGTAATGCTGTAGTATCTACAATATCGTTACCACCCATAGTACTACCGATATAAATATTACCTGCAGTAGTAGTCAGTGCTTCAACAACAATTGAAGTTATATCAAATGTGCCTAATATATTTATACTTGCACCACTTGTCACACCAGTTTGCACCACGTATTTTGGTAAGAAATCCATGTCGGTAAATGAAGTAGATATTTTTCTCCACAAATTTGTGGCTTTCTTTTCATATACGTTTTTGGTTGTACCCCAAACCTTTTGACCTATAACTGCTGTTGAATAAGCAGCATCTAAGGTAACACTTGTTCCTTCAGTAACACTATCATCAAAATCTTGACTAAGATATAAATCAAGTTTAGTTTCTAATATCAAAGTACGTATCCAAGCATTAGTTCCAATACAATCATACTTATATGAAATTCCATAAGCCATTTGACCCTGAATACCTGTTGATGTAGCAATACCTGTAACCCAAGCACTTTCAGGAAGTGCTTCCAAAGCAGCTTCAGAAATAACTGGATTAACAAAATCAGTTGTGGCTTGAATACCATTAGATGTAACGGTAAGAATTTTTTCACCACTTGCAACATTAGTCACCACAGATTCTTCGACATTCCAACTCGCTATACCAGTACCTGTTATTAAAATACATGTGATAGTTACTGTGGTGAGTGAACCAACCACTATTAATGTGTTACCACCACTTGAGTTAACAGTAATAGTACCAGTACTCTTATTTATAATTTTAAACTGATATCCCAGAGATAATGTGCTTACCACTGGTAATACCACGGTTTGATTCAATGTACCTGTAAAATATTGAAGATATGAACTACTTGCAGTCAATGTAGTACTTGCACCTGCAGTAGCAGTTGTACTATATGTTGCCAAACGAGTTGCACCACTCATATATGGCATTTTTCTAATTGCACAACTACTTGCATCCCATGTTAATACGCTATCTGCACTACTACCATTCCCTATGGTCTTGATGTATGTACAAGCATTAAGTTTTAATATATCATTATCAAATTCACCGTAAATTAAAGCATTACTGCAGTTTGCTCCACTGTTTTCGATATAAAGTTTACAACCTGTTTTTTCAACATTACCTGCACAAAATCCAATAAATACACTTGAACTACCAGTTGTGCAATAACCAGCAGCAACACCTAAAGAAGTGTTATACTGACCAACACTATTTAATTGTAATGTACCACTTCCAATACCAATATTACAATTACCTTTTGTGCCCCAGAGTGCATTATTTCCAATTGCTATATTATGATTATTATAACAATTAATATACAATGCATGACTACCCAATGCAATATTATTACAACCACCACGATTGTAAAACATTGTATTACTACCCAATGCAATATTTGTACTACCACTTGAATTAGATTTAAGTACTTGAAATCCTAATCCAATGTTTTCTGCACCAACATTATTTGAACATAACGCATAGAAGCCTAAACCAATATTATAATAACTATTATTATTACAAAGTGCATAACTACCAATTGCAATGTTTTCATATCCACTAATATTATTATATAATGTAAGTGCACCAATACCAATATTATTTAAACCTGTGTTATTACTAAACAGTGCACCATTTCCAAATCCAATATTATTTCCACCACTTCTATTACTATATAAAGTATTCGAACCAATTGCAATATTATCATTACCTGTTGTATTTAAATAAAGAGTTTGACTACCAGCAGCAAAGTTTCTTGTACCAGCACCACCAGTCGAACTTTTCATTGCAGCAAAACCTAATGCAATATTAGTACTTCCAATATTATTAAAAAGTGCCTGACAACCTATTGCTATGTTATTTGTACCAGTAGTGTTAATATGTAGTGCACAATTTCCTATTGCTACGTTATGATGACCACTTGTATTATGATAAAGTGTTTCACAACCTATAGCTACGTTGTTTGTACCACCAGTGTTGGAAAATAAGGCGAAATGACCTAATGCAATGTTTTCGTTACCTATGGTGTTGCATTTAAGTGCTTCACGACCAATACCGATATTGAAACAACCCGTTGTATTATAATAAAGTGAGGCATAACCACCTCCTACGTTAT